CTAGATACAAGTAAGTGGAATCTTGGAAACTTAAGTAATTGTCAGTATATGTTCTATTGTTGTTCTTCCTTACAGTCCCTAGATACAAGTAAGTGGAATCTAGAGAAAGTTACTGATTTAGGAAGTACTTTTGAGGGTTGTAGAGGATTAACTGAATTGGACTCTTCAAGTTGGAATCTTATCAGATGTTCTTATTATAGAAAAACTTTTAATAAATGTAATACCCTTGTTAAAATTGACCTAACCTACAGCAAGACTCCGATTTCTATAGTTAATAATCAAGATGATGTATTAAACGATTGCATTAATTTAGAATCTATTGTTGGAGATCATAACGAGACTGATGATGTTAGTGTATTTAATGGGTACAACTCTGGCGAATTTGACTGTATGTATTATAGAAAAAACCTAAACCTTGCATCTATTCTTGCAGCGATTAGGGGGGTAGGAACTAACAATAATAAGAGAAAGTTTAAACTACCTATTGGTTTTGATAAATCTAGGATACCTCAGGAATATAAGACAATGTTAGAAAATAAAAATTGGGAACTAACGTAATGATGAAGAAATTAATTACCGGTCTCGCATCTATTCCGGTTGACAAATGGATGCACGCAGTAGTTAGTATGTTAATTGCTGTATTCTTGTATAAACTATTTGCACTTACCGGCATGCCACTAATGATGACTCTTATTGTTTCATCAGTCTTAACAGTTGGTATTGGTATTGTGAAGGAGGTCTGGGATAAAAAAAATAATGGATCACCAGAAGCACGTGACATAGTAGCGGATATTATCGGAGTAGTAGTAGGAATCTTACTGGTGCTCTGGATCTTGCTTTAATAAACTAGTTTTACTCATACTTAGGAGAAATCTTAGGTATGAGTATTTTTCTTTTCTTATCCCTGAACAAAAAAGAATAGAAGCCAACATACTGACCTCTATTCTCTTAATTATTTTACTTACTCAGCTTACCCCTCTTTTCCTGGATAAGTTTTTCAAGATCTTCTGCTGACATGTTCTTGATATCAGCTCTCTTCTTTTCAGCCAAGATATCCTCCAGTTCTTGAATCTCCTTGCTTGTCTGATAGTTTTCTCTTGCCTGCTTACTGTCATTCACTCTTGTCAAGTAAACATCCTTGAGCACTTCAAAACGGAGCACTGCCTGTTCAATCTCTGGATCTTGTGGCTTTGTCTCTAAGAAACTAAGCTCACCCTGACCACCTGCACCTTGGAGTCTTTCTTTCTCCTCGTATGCGTCTTCTACTGCACTCTGGAGATCTGACATCTTAAGGCTCCAAAGTTCTTCTGTTGTTACTTGTCCAATCTTAGTAGTATATCTAAGATGGAGTTTCATTGCTTTCTTGTACATACTTTTCTTTAAAATTTAATTCGTACTACTCTCTTATGTGATCCACTTAATCTCACTACTACCTCATCACGGACTGTTGCATTAAAGCCAAGTCCACTAAGCTGCCCAGGTACTGACTTACACCTACACTTATGACCCAGTACTTCCATTACTTTTCTATGTTGTAATAGTTCTGGTGTCAAGAATTCATTGTGGAAGGTTCTAATATCCTCTGGTGACATAGCCCCTTCTAGCATAAAGAAGTAGTGTTTATTACCTACACCGTTCTCTTGCCAGTAATTTGGACTAAGACAGAGAAGATTAACCTTGTGGAATTCTAGTGTGTCCAAGCCAAATACTGTCACCTGCTTAGTATCGCTGCTTACTAGGTATGGTGTATTTTCAATCTTCTTAAGCTGGCCATTCTTAATATAGATGTCTGCTATCTGTACATCTTTCTTTACTTCCTGGCCTACCTCAAAGTTAAACGTTTGATTATCTACTACTACCTCTGCTTTGACGCCACTATTCTTACCACCATCGAAGTTATGTATGTAGAGGTGATATAAGCCGTCTCTTACAGTACTCATGTCGGGGTAGAAGATATTTTCAACTCCCACTCCTCTTGGCCTAATCATATCAATATCAATAACACCACCACAACTACTCTTTTGTCTCTGTACCTGGTCCATCATCTTATTGATATTATGTAAGCCGTAGTAGATATGGTCGCTCCCTGGCTCTACTAGGTGTGCATCAAAGTCAACAATACTTCGTCCATCTTCGTTCCAGAGTATTGAGAATCTGAAAGGTGCATCAACAAAACCACCTGCCGACTTCACTGCTTTTTTGATCATGCTTTTTCCTGCCAAGTTTCCGGTGTAAGTCCAAGAGAAGTTATTTTGCCACTTGAATATCCTCTTACTATCTTTGTTAGTTGATGTAATGAGTGATACAAAATTCTCTGCGTGGCGATTCTCAAGGTATAATTCCACACCGGTACATCCTGGCAGAATATCTTGCATGAACTTCTCAATTCCTACTTCCTCGACATTATCAAAGACTGCCTTCTTGTGTTGTGAGTGCGTAGGAGTCAGCCCATCAAATACACTTACCACAGACTTAGCCTTTGCAAGATCTGAGTTAATATGTAGTATGTTAGGAAGGTCGATGTCATCAATCACTGCGCACCTCCTATTGAATGAATCTTCGTATCCATTCTCCTTCACAAACTTCTCAGCTTCTTCAATCTGTTTCTTAGTAATAGGTGCACTAGCCTTCATGTAGTTGGCTGGATCTACCTTGTAATTGAATGACTTGCAGGCCTCATTGATTTCCATACCTTGTGATAGGTCAGACATAAGAGTACCAATTGCAGTATTCAAGAACCTAGACTTAATACCAGCCCTACTAGATACTGACCAAGCCCATCTGTCCCTCTTACCTTGCTCTACCTGATTGTATTCTTTCTTACAATCGATCGCAAAATTCAAGGCCCTCATATAAGAATCGCCATTAAGTAGTGATCCTTGTAATGTTAAGTCCTTGATGAGCTCTAATGTATCCAAGCTAACCTCTTCCATTGCCCTCACTAGTACATCATGATTAGACTTAGCGAGACCAACCAGACTTTCAGTACTATCACCAGTTTTATTGATGAACTCGGATGGTATCTCAACGCAAAAGTGATTGAAAGTGATGGTCTGATTTTCTACTATCCCTGAATCTGGCCATCTCTGTACATCTTCTAGTAGGTAGCGCTTTGTATTGCGCCGAACACCTAGGAGATAAGTTGGCTGATTGTCTGTTGGGTTTGATTCGTATGGAGTTCTTGGGTTTTTCAAGTACGATAATGACTCGACAAAAACTCCTCCTACCTCGGCGCCCTTAATAAGCGCAGACATAGCACGAACTGACTTACCATACTCATCTTCAACTTCCTTGTCCTGTATATCCAAGTCAAACAAGGTCATAATATTGAGGTCAGAGTCAAATGCAATAATGTTACCATACCTCTTTATAAAACCATGGCAGTAGTTACAGTTATGAACACTACTATTAATGTCCCTGAAAGTTGGATCTGGCTTCATTCCCTCTAAGTAGGTAGTCCAAAGCTGTTCTGGATCTACACTACTCCTAAATAATTTTCCAGTCTTACACATCTTCTCAAACTGGACTCTCATCAGTTCTGTTAATCTTTCCATAAATTTTTGTTATAAAATGAATTCATACTTTCATCACGTCCATAAAGTTTAAAGTACCTGTTGTCTTCTGAATAATTACATGAACAACAAAGTACTGCATTTCTTTTGTTAATCATAATAGATGTTTTACTGTTATTATTGTTTTCACACGAGTAAGGAATTAAGGGGAAACAAAAAAAAAGAGCCGAGAAATACATCCCAGCTCTCCCACACATTATCAACTATTTATATGAGCTTCTTCTATTTCACACGTAGAATCTCCTCGTCAATAATGTGTATTCTATATTATCATTAATAAGGGATTGAAGGCTTCCTAGATGCAGTGAATAATACAGAGACCGGTTGAAAAGAAAAAGAGAAGATTTTTATTTCTTCTCTTTCTTATTGATCCCCTTAACGGCTTTATCCATTAGGTAACCAATCAAATAGGCAGAATGTTCTCCACCTAGTACTACCTTTCTATCAGATAGTATATTCTCTGTAACATGAAATAACTCATGCACTAAGACCGACTCTATACTTGCAGTCTTCAGGTTATCAGTCTCAATACCTACTATATAAGCACCAAGACTATTGATCTGCTTTGTTGCGAATCCTCTCAGACTATTTTTCTTTAACTGCTCAACTACCTTTGATAATTGAACATCTTTCTTCTTACTGAGCTGTTCTATTATTTCAGCTCTAGTTCCTACCAAGACGATTACCTTTGTATAGTAAACGTCAATGTTAATATTTATCTTCTTCATAATTTTATAGTGTTAAAAAATAATTTATCCCAAGACCTTTGATTTTCTTGAGATAACTTTCATTACATTAATAAGGGATTTAGGACATTTCACGGGGCAAAAAAAGTACCTAACCTATCTATCACAGACAAGTTAGGTAGGGTACATTTATGCTAGAAAATCAATATAGTCTTTATAGTCAGGTGAGGACTTAGAGAGTGGGCCATCACAATCTTCAATTACTAACCTTTTCTTCTCCTCTAATAATTTCATGAAGGGCTTGCAGATCGAATTAAAGCAGTGTCCGATTTCTACTCCGTCAATTGGTAAGTCTGGAAAGTATGCATAAATTGTAGTGTAATCTATTCTTCCTCGTGGTGGTAGTATTTTAACTTTTAAACCGTCCACTACATTACTTAGGCCTACTACGAAATGCATAGCAACTGGACTGACATATAGGTAGCCCGGTGGAATATCTATACTTGTATCCTCGTCGTGGTAAGGAAATTCAAAATTAACCTCCCTACTCACCTTACCATCGTACTTATTAATTATGTCAAACACCAACAGATCGAGCCAATAGATACAATGAGTGATATTTCCCCAAGAGTTAGAATTATACTCTACTGGCGGAATATCTACACCAATATTTAATGTACAATCCTGATCCTTGCTAAACACTATCGTCAGGTGCTCTACTGATAACTCCAGCCTATTAAGAACTGTAATATCATCAATACAGATTGGTCCCATTGTGTCATAATATACATACTTAGGGGCCTTCTTCTTTATATATTCTTTAATTTCTTCAAACTTCATATCTTCCTAGTATTGAACTGCATACCTAACATTCTCCTTAAATTCTTTCCAGGTTGTTGAGTTTGTCATCATGAACGAATAGTATGCACAGTTCTTAAATTCATCTACCCATTCGTCGAGTGTTAATTCAATGCTAACACTTTCCCAGCCTGAGTCCGATAATACTACCTTACTACCGACCGATTTTTCCCAGTCCTCAACACTCTTAAAACCAGCCCTCTCAGCTCTTACCTTAGGCGTTGTATTTCCCCAATAATACCTACTGAACTGATTTGATTTTATCTTATACTGGTCCATATTCGGCGGCAGTGTAGTTCTGTCAATTGGTGTATACTCTGTCTGACCACTTTTCATCAAGATCTCACCCTCTGCCTCAAGTACCCTAGCAAAGTCTCTTCCTATCATTACATAATCAGCACCCAAGGCAAGACATTTAACAGCATGAAGGTATGAATCAACACCACCATCAGCTATTACCTTAACTGGGCGGAGATTCTTATTAACCGACTTACTTTTCTCAGCCTTTATATCATTGAGTAAGCTAGCAAGTGGATAATGAAAACCATACTTGCACTTATCTACCAATGAACCTCCAGATATACCGACTCTCATATAATCAAATCCGGCCTTACTGTAATACTCATAGGTATTCGGATTTGCTATATTTCCGCCCATAAGTAAGATCTGACCACCATACATCTTCTTAAGTTCATTACAAAGAGACATAATACCTGCATCATGACCATTACCAGCATCGATACAGATATGGAACTGATTATTGCTCTCTCGTCTCGTATTCAAAAAGTTTCTCCTTGCTTCAACCACCGTAAATGCACAGAATACCCAAGCACAATAATTAAGTCTTAGGTCAATATTTTCAGTGCTAGGTATGATCGGCCGTATTCCCGCTGCATCATAAATCTTGGCACTCTCACTACCTACTATTGATGGCATTGGGGAGGTGAATATTGGAAGTGTATCTGTATTACTTCCTGTTACATCTAATTCATCACTAACCAAGAAATCTACGTCAGCGGATAAGTGGCCGTTATTAATAGCACTTGGTAATAATGTAATGTCTTCTAGCTCATACAAATTAATCATCTTCTTCTTATATTTGTTATTACTTCTTTCACAACAATAAGGAATCAAGGGGAACGAAAAAAAACGACAGAGAGCTAGTTACTCATAAATAACTATCCTTTCGACTCTCTATCTCTACCAGTACCGTAGTTCTGCCGGGAATTTGGTGCACCTTCACGGCCTTCCGTAGAACCTCCTGCGTACATAGCTTCCTTTACCGCTACATCGGGTAGCCTAGCGAATTTAGCTTAGCAAACAAACTTGCTAATAGATCTATAAAACTAGACAAAATTCGATCTAGTATCAAAGTATATTTCAACCCCAATACCCCTATTACACTATTAAGGATTTCAGGGCGTTGTAATTACGTCCATTTTATATATGATTTTAAAATATCTCCTTAGCATCTTAAACTGTAATTTATTCTTCCGTAAAAACTTCAAGTCAGCCTTTTGTAATATATTGTGAAGTTTTATAGATTTTATAACCCCTTTGTAATTAGATAAGTCTAACTCTATCTGATCAATTAGGTTGTATACTTTAGGAAATTTAGTAATAAACCAGTTTTCTAGATAACCAGAATAATATAATATTGCATTATTTCTGTTTCTCGGGCTAGTCGCTTGATCTAGTCGATCTAAATATTTTCCCATACTTGAAGGATTACTACCAAATTCAAAGAACCTTAGAATATTAAATCCCCAAGTACTTTTGACATAGTCATCTCTAGCATTGTCGTACTCTTTATCGTGCAAGTTAGAGTCTATTTCCACCATCAGGTTATACTCTGGAAAAATATAATCTGCCAAGAAATAATTCCTATCTAAAATTTCGGGAGTACAATCTACGTCTTCTGTTACACAAAAGTTTCTCCAAAGATTTCTATCCTCTATTATGAGTGGAACTTCCCTGCAATAGTTTAAATTTGGGTAGTACCTATTAATAATTAGCTCAAAGAATCTTACCCACGTACTTTTTCTTTCTTTGAAGGTACTGAATCTATTCTCCCTTAGATCAATTGTTTTATTATCTTTGTTAAATATAAATGCAGGTATTATAAACTCACCTACTTGAAATGTAAATCCACTTCTTATTAAAAATTCAACTAACTTATCCTTTCTCATACAAGTAAGGGATTTAGGGCAAGGAAGTAAAAAAAAAAGAGAACTAAGTCTCTTTCTTCTCATAGGATCTTTCTATTACTTTATCTAGTAATTGAATTGGGAATGTTTCATAGTGTTCAAACTTAAAAGTCAACTCAACTGCTCCATTATCAGTACGCCCTGCTTTATTCATTAGTGCATTTCTGAGTACTAGCACATTCTGGCAGCTACAGATAAAGAAGTCATCTGTGTAATCAACCTTCTTCCAATATTCACGTGTACTAATCTTCTTGAAACTATGAAAATACTTTGCCGGCACTTGAAATCTAATACCTCTTAGTTCAGACCCATCACACCGAAAAGTTGCGCAAATTAATGGATCTAGGTCTGGCGTATTTTCTGTCATGTGCTCTAGACTTACAACCGCAGAGATCTCATCACTAACCTTCGGCATAGCAAATAACCTCATATTACTACTAACACTAGGTATATACTCGCATTCATAGTAAATCAGATCAACCTCACTAATCTCATCGACTTGAAACCTTCTATTACCTACTATCAGCTTAAACTTCATAGCTCCACAAAATCTAAAAACAGTATATCACCCTCTACTTCCTCTCTAATCTTCTTATTCCACAGCCTAGCAAATAACCAAGGGAATAGGTCGTCAATAAATCCAACCCATCTTCTCCATCCACTAGTCTCTAATGGTTTTCCCGTGAATATAGACGTGGTGCTACTATACCTATCTATCAGAATTGGTTCATCATTAATTCTGTCATCAAGTATTTTTTTCCACGTTTTCTTATCACGGAACCCAAAGAACTTAATCTGCCTGAATGTATTGATCAGGGTAGTGCAGAATGTAAGAAAATAAAACTTCTTCTCTGTCATTACTGCTAGTGGATCAGGCGTAAACAAGAAGGGCGGTGTTTCTAGGATTAATCTCACACTAGCATCACCTTTCTCATTTAACCAGCCTAATATACCACTCAGCTTTTCAACACTACACTTAAAAGTCATCCACCCATGTCTTACTAGGGGCTTACCATTCTTATCAAACCACAGCCTGATATCAAATACCCTTACACCTAGCCTATATTGCGCCCTAATATCCACGCCTTGACATCTAGCAGTGAAATGAAAGGGCCACAACAGGATAGAACTAGGTCTTAAGTAGGAAAGTGAATTATGACTTCCTAGAATTCTCATCTTCTATCATTCTTTCTAAGGTAGTAACACTTTCCTCATAGAACTGATCTCTTCCTACTTCAGTTACCCCCAAGTTGATTAAGGCCTGGTGAAATCTTGTGTCTGGATACTTAGTGAGGTACATGACAATCTTATTAATTATCTCAAAATTGCTCACCTGTCTCTTCTTGATCATCTCTTTCAATTCCATCGTCTTCTAGTATTTTTGTTAAACTATCTCTTAATAACTTAGCCTGTGTAGTTGATATCATCTCCGTACCAAGCGTCCTACCGTACATAGAGAAGGTAAGTAAGACTCCATTCTCCTGCTTCTCTGTACTAACAATTACATCCTCTATTTCGTACATAGTCTAATAATATCTGGAAATTCTTGAAGTGCCTGTCTAAGTGTTCCCTCAAAGAGCCAACTACCTAATAATCTGCCCTCCTTATGATCTAAGTAGGTCCTTGTTTCTTGATACTCTTTCATTAGTTCCTTTCTGATTACCGGTTTATTGGCAGAGTCTCTTAGTTTCTTACCTATCATATCTAAGTCCTGTCGTAATGCCTCTACTGATTTTCTACAAGGACAAGGAATACGAAAAGATATAATAGAGTCAAGACCATTATGTACCACTGTCTCTGTATTGTATATCATGATCTTAAGCTTATTCTCTTCCTTTTCTCGCTCCTCTGAATTTCTATAGAGGTTAGATAGTAGGTGAAACTTATAGAGGCTGATCTCAAATTTTCTGAGCCATACCAGTTTCTTTGGCTTACCCTTCCAATATTCAAACTTAATACCCCACCTTACATCATTACTCTTCTTGCAGCTAATATTGCCACAAAAATTTCTTCTTAGTAAGTTAAAATTAAATGTCTTGTACATAATTGTTATTTTGGTTTAATACTATATCATCCTAGTTAACCTCTCTAGTTCTGAAATAGAGGTTTGTAGGTTCATAATTCTTTTCTGTACTTCGCTCTTTCTCTTCCATACTTCCTCTCCAGCATCTTTTAAGTTATCGAAGAGGTTATATCTAGCGTAGAACTTCTTGTCTATGTTACCAGGTAAGACAGACATGAACCTAAGTCTTTGATAGTAAGGGTTATTATCCACCCTAGTAAAACAGACATTACATACTAAATTACCATCCGCGCTGAGAATAGGATAGAACTTCTCACACCTGCCTTTATTAGCAACTGGACTTAAAAAGAATAGTCCAACCTTAACCTGTCTAATCTTTGGGCTAAAATTATCATGTACTCCTCCCTCTACTAAGTAAAGAGTTTTTCCCTCAAAGTATTCATCATCGTATATATGGTCTATCATAGTACTTTGTTGAGCTTGAATCCATCATATAAGTACAGTATAGTGCCAACCTTATAGTAACACCCACTACTTAAGTTAATTCTCTTCCCTGTCTTAGCATCTTGATAGGTACAGTAATTTCCCTTATCAGTCACTAGGATTCTGGTACAAAGCAATTCCTCAAGTCTTGTCTCCTCTGTACCAAGTTCTAACATCCTATTCCTTACCTTGCTGAGTTTTTCCTTAATGTCGGTAATTCTCTTCTCAACTTCTTCCAATGCAGGTTCGATAGTACTGAATAGGTTAAAATCATAGTACCTCCTAAATCTGCCAGGTAAGTTTCCAGGATTAATAGAACAGAGCGGAAAATCAGAAGTACTATATTCACCATTATCTTCTTTGTCTTGGAACCTAATCTTTCCAACCAATCCTCCTTTTTCATCTAGTACCTGAAGTTTGAGTGTACGTTTTACTGCATCCTCCTCAACCGTATCACCAATCACTACATTAACAATACGAGGACTAAATTCATCAAACTGGCCACCCTCAACCATGTACCATTTACTTCCTTTTTTAAATTCACTTAATAACCTGCTTTCCATATTATGTTTTTTCATTTACACATATAAGGTATTGACGCCACTGGTCTGCTAAAATAACTAGGTACCAGAGCATTAAACCCTAGTACCCAGCCTAAATAATTACTTCTTGTGGAATCTAACCTTTATCTTGCTTAAATCTTTTGACATATTACAACCGCCCTCGATAATGAATCTATAGTATGGGCTGCTTACTAACTTTTGAGCCCCCACAATATCATCTCTGCTGGTATCGCACTCAACATCTAGTGGACAATTCATAATCTTGTCATACAGCTTTAAGATAGACTTCGCACTTCCCTTAAACTCAATCGTATTCTCATCAATTGTCTTAAGTTCGTTCGCCTCCTCATAACTATAACCCACTAGCAAGTCAAAAAGTAATCTAATCTTTGGACCTATTGTTGCACAGAAATCCGTATAGTTCTTATCGTAAAATCTTCTAATCTCAAATACCTTCTCAACTGGTATATAGTTAGTATTAGAATCCGTAATTGTTCACCTAGGTTCACTACACCTAAGCCGTGAGATAAAACCCCACTGCTAACCCTCTCGAGCTAGACCAGACTATATCTTCAGTTCTTATACTGCCTACTGTTTCGAATATCAAACGTTTATACTCTACTCTACTCGGTTAACATGATCTGTTCCTTTCGATAGTCGTTGAATGAGCTATTACACTCACTGCTGATTATCTCTATCTGTTAGGTTATTACACTAAGTACTAACAGCTTAACAAGACGTCCCAGCAATTTAGTAGGTTTAACGTGCACCATTCTGTCAATGCACCACGATAATTGGCTGAAGTGGCTGTTTCCAACCTTCTTCTAGTGATTTTCTAATGTTATTATAGAAACCACAGGCCATAATTGAACTTGTACCTCCCTGAATTGGCAAGTTGGTACCTAGTCTTTCTATTCTTGCAATAATATTTCCTCTCTCACGATCTGTTGTTGCCTTTGGTAGGTAATCAGTATACTCAATCAATCTTAGTTTATCTCCTAAGAATGTATTGATATAACCATCGTGAGTCATTGGATAAGAACCTTGCTTTGCTACATACTCTCTAAGCTTTGGGAATGAATTGTAAAGACCTTGTATAATATCATCAGCCTCATTCAGACTACATTCAAGTCGCTCCGCTAATGAATTCTTACCTAGGCCATACAAGACACCAAGGAAGATAGTCTTAAAACGCTTCCTCCATTTCTTCTTCATCTTATCGCTTAAGTTATCCCACTCACTCTCACCTAAGTAGAGCTTCGCAGAATATATGTAGATGTCAGATCCTTCCTCAAATTTTGCTATCAACTTAGGGTCACCACTGGAATACCCCGCTGATTTTACCTCCGCCGAACTTATATCAAAATAAGTCAAAATTTGTGAAGAACCTCCATATATTATATTACCATTAGAGTCCCATGAAGGCGGAGGACATAATACATCCTTACAATCTCCATGGCTAATTCTGTTATTCCTTTATTTTTCAATAAGGCAAGACTATTTCATTATCCATTACTGGACAGGCTGCACTTCGAAGCCAAGAATTTCACTTGACCCCTACTCCCCACAACAGGATAGTCGTTACACCTTTCTAAGCGGTTACCCTACTTAGACTTGGCACGAGATTAGCATATTACTCTCATAACTTAGCCTCCCTCGTTAGCAAGAATTCCTACATTCTCACACCTAGCATTTTACTAGTTCACAGCCTTTTCACTTAAGTATTACTACCTAAGGCTACAATTTCTCATAGTGTGAAAAGGACTTGACCACCTTTTACTACTCTTACTCAGTACTTCATATTTTGTAAATACTTTCCAGACAGCACCAGGTTCATTCTCGTCCGCTTCCCTAATTGGTATATGATCTTGACCCTCTATTACCCACTTACCAGTCTTATGAAACATACCATCTGAGCCTACATATGTTGAATCTAGTTTTGAATACTTCTTGAATATTAAGTAATTCAATACCATTTTCCGCATGAAGTAAAAATCATCATCCATGTCAGTAGGTTCAAAATGCTCTTCATAACCAGTATATTGTTCATTGAGAGTCGGGAAATATGTTGTCTGCGCTTGAAATCCTCTCAAGTTTGTCCATATCTCCTTAACACCGTCAGTCATATTATCAAGTTTCTTAGTAGCCTGCCAAGATGTAAGCGCAATATTAAATACCTTATCTGGATACTTAAAACTTACCCCTGGATCTTTCTCAACAAATGACCGCCACTGTTCAAAAAATTCATTATACCCAACGTTAATGTCAGTAATGCCTCGATCACTGTAAAACTTATCTGTTCCCTCTAGTTGTTGGGTACTTTCTATCATAGCCGCTAAGTAACATGTCTGAGGTCTATACAAGGTAGCTAGTTCAAATGCAATCTGATCATTCTCAATTGGCGATTTACACTTGAAATAATTGTCGCTAACATACCCCGCATATTCTACCAACGGACGCTTCTCACCAAATGCATAGATAGTATCCGGCACATTATGAATATCACTTAACTGCTTCTTCACCTTCTCTAATTCTGCATACGCCTTCTTATAGTACAAATATTTCTCCAGCTCTACATGCTTCCTGAATTTCGTTGGGTGTTTCGCGGGGTCTAATTCAAGCGACTTAATACCAACAAGATCACTAAACTTATCGGCAATGAGACCTACTAATTTTTTCTTTCTCTTAACTGTCTCATCTATCTTTGTCGCCATCTTTACCTCAGACATCGCACCCCTGACAATATCTAAGAAACCATTTGCAAACTTAGGACCATACTTAATCAAAATACCACCCTCATTCAGGCCAGTACTATAAGAATCCATACTGTCTAAGTTCTCAAGTAGCAGGTCCTTTACTATCTCTACCGTATCTCCATTATGAAACTTACCCTGTTCTAGTAGTTTAACTGCCACAGGATGATAACGCTTTAATGATGCCGCCTGTTTTGAATGAGCCTGCATCTTAATATAACACCTAGCCTGAGCACAATATGTAATACTCCAGGCCATTTGCTCATGACAGTACTTTTCATAGGACTGTCTGAATGGCTCATCAATATAAAGACCACTACCCATTAACCTAGCACCAAGCCTAATGTTGTCTAAGTTTACCTTCCAACAATCCTCTGAATAAGTATCAAACCTAGACATTGCAATAAGGAGAGTATAGAATGAGTCAAGACAACAATAATGGCCAAGAATTTCACTAGGCACACACATAAAAGGATAACCCCAATACTCTAACATAAGATTATTGAACTCCCCTATGTAGTCTGGATATCTCTTACTAAGCTCTTTCCACTCAGGCGTATTGTAAAAGCTTGACCTATCTACCTTGAATACCTTACGTTGATCCTTCTTAAGCTTACCAACTATCTCATATAAGCCTGAATCTATGAGCTCACTAATTCTGTCAAACTCACTATCCCATACATTCACGCCTAGGACTCTCTGAGCTGTCCACTTAAGAGAAAATTTCTTAAGGTGAAACCCATCCATTACATTAACAGCACTAGCATCACAAAGATTATATAAGTCAACACCAAGTACCCTATGACTTACCTGCCACTCATACTGCATATTGTAAGTCCAAATATGATCCATCCTCTTCTTGAAAAATTCACCCAGTAACTTTAAAAGATTACTATACTCTGGTGAACCCTCTGGAAAAGAATGGCGAATATCAGTAAGACTAATAAAACCGCCAAATCTCTCCGTACAAATCGCAACACCACTTAACCAGAACTGCTTATCTAACGGCATACCACTCGCCTCATAGTCCATTCCATAGTGCTGCTCAAGAGGAAGACTATCTAAGTACTCAAGAAACCTAAGTGCACCTTGATAATCATGAATAATCTTGTGCTGGAAACCTGAAAAACTAACAGGCCTCACAAACTCAGGACTTAAGAAATAATCAATGTCCTCTTGGCTTGGATACTCTACTACTACCTTTGAAAATGCACCTCCCTCCATACTAAGACGAGGTAACATAGCACAATCAGTATAAGTCTCATTTCTTACACCAAAATGATAGTAAGACTTCAAATACTTAAAAGGCTTACCACCAACAATTAATACACCGTCAGATTCACCTAATGATAACTTAGCAAGACGCTCAGCCTCACTCATACCATACAGGCTCTGAAGTGTGTAAACCTCCGAAAAACCTGAGCCATAATAACGCGCATAGGTCGGAGTCTCTTCTTGATCTACTAATACAATTCTTCTGTTCATTAGATCTTAAAATAAAAAAGTTTATATTATTATACATTCCTGGAGCTTGTTTAACAGAGACCCCCAGGCATCTCTATTACACATATAAGGAAACTAAAGGAAAAACTAGCCAAGCTTACCATAATAGTAAACCTGACTAGAATATAATATTAGACGTCACTTCTTAGATAAAATTTTAAAACCATTTATCTTCTTTCCACTCTCACCTGTGAAAATACACAATTTTATATCAAAGTAATTTCTAAGATCACTAGCCTTTGCAGTTGCCCTATAATCAATGCTCTTATATAGACCAGCCAGTGTTGCTTTTATATCAGCCTTTGAATATGATTTTCCAACATCAAACATATTGTAAATAAAAGGTCTTAGTCTATCCCTGTCAAAATCAGTTATGTTGAGTTTTCTATCCATATCTCCAAATTTGTAACTCATTGCCTTACACTTATCAATTCCTAATCTAACTACATACTCCTTGAATCTCTTATAGGGTACACAGTCTAAGAGTGCATCAAAGTTAGGGTGGTTAGATTGTTTACAGAGATATTTGAATTTTTCCCTTCTATCTTTTATAGTACTGAGATGACCCAAGAACTCACTGACCACTTTCTTTTCTTCATCTGTAAAGTCTACTAGGTCTATACCATAATTTTCTTTTACATAACTGAATAAGTTTGTCTCACTCGACTCTAACATCTCCTGTACTAAATTCCTCGACTCATTATTAAACACTGTCTGAATAAGATCCCAGTTCTTTGTAATAACTCCTCTATATTCACCAAAGTACTTGTTGACCATTGTATGACTCACCTTAGCAGTACCTTTAAGACTTAGTATATCCTCCCTAGTGTTGATCCTGTCTATTAACTCAACTAATTCATCATCTTTAATAAACATTTCAGGTCTACCATTATACTTCTTATCCTTTATGTACCGATGAATCATTTTCTCACACGTCATGTCAAACTCATCACCTTCTAGTTTCTTATATACTATAAAAGATGCATTGCAAGTCATATACTCAGACATCCTTCTATCAAAATAACAAGTATATCCAATCTTGAAAATACGAATAGGATCATTTAAGTCCCTAGTCGCCAACATCTCAATTATGTAGATCATATCTATTATTTTTTATTAACTAATTTAACACCATGCATTCTCTTCCCATTAATCGTCATCATACAGGAAGAGGACTCAAAATAATTCTCAATATCGTTAGCTTTTGCCTTAGCTCTGTAATCAATATCCTTATATACTTCTGATAGTGTTGACTTTATAGCTGGATTTGTATAAAACACGTTAAGGTCGAACTTAGATTGTACTGCCTCTTTTAGTTTATCCTTATCAAAGCTCTCTACGTTCAGCTTCTTATCCATATCACCGAACTTGTAACTCATCGCCTTACACTTATCAACACCTAGTGCATCTATGTATTCCTTAAATCTCGTATTAGATAAGTTGTCTAAGATAATATTAAACTCTGGAAGCTCTGATTGTTCACAGAGATACTTAAACTTTTCTCTCCTATCCTTTATTGAATCTATCTTATTCAGTACCTCTTTAACAACCTCGTTATCAATGTCTGCAGTACCTATTTTCTTGATCGCACTGAAAACTGTAAACCTGTTAGCATAATCGGTCTGTTGCATTTCATAAGCCCTCAATTCAGATACCTTGACGAGATTATTAAAGACTGGTACCAACTTGACACCCCCTGCTATGAACACTTTATTAACAGCTACATAGTTCCTTTTATAATGCCCGTACTTAGCATTTTCTTGAAAAACTTCAGATAAATCCTCCTGCTCTTTTGGATCACTCTTATCAAATACACCTAATAACCTCTTTGTCTTCTCTGTTTTCTTTGCTATCTTTTTATTGAATTCTTCCTCTGGCTTCTTATTAGCACCTTTGATAGGCCTAAAGAATAGAGTTGCTTCATTCCTCCAAGGGTTCTCTTTTAATCTTTGACGCCCTAGTATTTGTGGGAGATCAAGCGTAATATCAACCGCCAGGGTATCTATATTCGCATCACTAACCACAAAAGATCGGGCGTTATCACTATAAAAGTCAGCTCCAAGATATACAGTTCTAGTGCAAAAAGTAAACATCTTCCTTGGCTCATCTCTCAAAGGAACTGTACCTATATCATACTTTCTACCGAGTCTCTTATGTATTTTATTAACATTATCAGGAGTATTAGCTACGAGGATATTCACTTGTTCTGGAGTTAGGCCTGCCCTTTTGACAATACTAGTGATGTTATTGACTGAATTAACATAAAATACTGCTTCCTTTGATACTATCTTTTCTACACTACCATCTTCTTGCTTTACATACCTATACTCAAACTTCCCCTTCAGATAAGACTTAATAATTGGCTTAACCTCAGTATAGACCGATACTAGATTTTTAACGTACAGAGTCGGCCTACTAACTCTACCAGGTTCAAGTGCTTCCCAGTCTAGCTCATAGTAAGGGAGGTTCTTGAATTCCTCTAACATCTCTAGGTACTTTATCATCATAGGAGTAGCACTGACATAACATACCTTTTGAATACCTTGCACTGACTTAACAAATTGAAGCTCTGTGTCGGACTTAAACTTACTATCAGTGAAGATACTTTGAAACTCATCAATCACAACCCTATAATCCATGTCATTAAAATTGTGCTGTATGATATCCTTTACTATTCTGAATGAATCATAAGTGACCAGGATCTTAACTGGCTTATTATTGAATCTGCAGTCTGTTATGTAACCGATTATCTCCTTTGTTAATCGCTTGAAGAAATCCTCCTTGTCCTTCTTCTCTTTCCGCACTTTCTCTGGATCTACCACCTTATACGGATCATACTTAGACTTCTCTTGCTTCGTGAGATCCTTGTCTGTACTTGGATCACTTTCATAATCATTAACCACTAAGTAAGTTGTGTCTGGATGTTGACCATGTTTATTTTGTAGCAAGATCTTCCTAGGACTACATAAGACAACATTCTCACTGTTCTTGAGAGGATCAATACAGTACTCCGTAAATCCGCAACCAGGGATTTGTTTATTCAAGATGTGCGGAAAATCGTAAATCTTGAATCCCTCAATTTCTGATACGTACCTACATCCTGCAGGTACGTCAATCTTAATTACATTCATATTATTAATAATTTTAATTTAGTTATACTCTCTCTTCTAACTTGGGCTTTCACCCCAAGCTAAGCTTCGCACACATGAGACTCCATACTGTCGTCCCATAGTGCTGAAGCTATGTTCTCAATAATAAGTCTTCTATTTCTTCGAAACTACAAAAATGCACATTATAGTATGTAATTACCCATATAATATACATATAATATCTTATATCCCTTTAATTTTTTGTGCAGGATTTTATAAGATTTATTACATTATATATTGCACATTATACTATGTAATTAAGTATATAATTGCTAAGTAATAGATAATATCACATAAAAAATGTTACATGTATATTTACTATTATGTATGTAATTAGGTATATAAAAGCTAAGATATTATAAAATTTTGGTAATGGAACTGCCACTCATTCCCTCGATTTTCGCTCCGCTCCAATCTCGGAATTCGGTCAGTCATAAAAATCATAATCTCTTCTTCAGTCCCTCTAAGGCGAAGCCGCATAGTGAAATGATCAGTGATGCCGAGGGGAGCGAAGCGATCTGAGGTATCTCTTTTACTGATCATTTTGCTAGTTCTCTTTGACATGGAACTTCTTCTGTTTCCTCATTCCATTCCCGTTCCGCTGACGCTCCACTTCATGTCATTCGTCAATTCAGAAGTAACATACTTACCTCAAGTTTGCCCTCCGCTACGCTCCAGAGGCTTAGCTTTATGTTTTTTTGCAACATAAAGAAAATGTGCAAAAAAAAATTACCCCGAGGATTTTCTCCCCAGGGTTTTTCTGCTTTAATTCACCACTACATTATTGCCATCAAAGTCTACATTAAATTTCGTAGCGTCTATGTTTTCTATCATATACTGGCTTACTTGTGTGATGAGATTCTTTTCCAGTAATCGTCTCAAGTCTCTAGCGCCATACTTCGGATCACAAGATTTTACTATATGATCCTTAAATTTCGCGCTAACCTTCAGAGACAGCTTAGTTTTTGTGAACTGCTTTTTGATTTTTCCCAGTTCCAGTTCAAGTATCTTCTTAAGTTCTGTATCCCCAAGTTCATTGAAGATAACTATACTACTAAGTCGACCTATGAATTCTGGCCTAAACGTTCTCTTAATGGCTGCTTGTACGATAGCTTCATTTCTCTTTTTCTTTTCTTCTCTGTTTGGCGTGTTAAATCCGATATTAACATCCCCAGCTAGTTCTTTTGTTCCTATATTACCAGTGAAGATGATAACACATGATGAGAAGTCCACCTCTGTTGTTGCATCAGCCAATTTGATCTTACCTTCATCCAAGATTGTCAAGAAGATATCAAAGATCTTAGGGCTCATTTTTTCTACTTCATCGATTAGTAGGACGCTGTTAGGTTTTCTCTTGACCTGTAATAATTGAGGTTCGCTATCAAAACCTACATATCCAGCACCTACGCCAATGAGTGAATTAACGGAGGTATCATCTTTCAGTGTGTTGCCATCAATTCTAATCAGGCTATCTTCTGACCCATAGAATGTTGTGGCTAGTTCTTTACAGATGAGTGACTTACCAACACCACTAGGACCTACCATCAAGAAACTACCAAGTGGGCGTTTATGATCAGCTCTAAGTCCCAGTACATTTTGATCGATGACGTTAGTGACTGTATCGATTGCCTCTTGTTGTCCGATCACTCTTGTTTCCAGGGTGTTCTTCATTTCTTTCAGCTTCTCTCGATCTGTCTTTCTAATTGCATCAACTGGCACCTTACTGATTTTTCCAACTGCCTCTGCTACATCTTCGACTGTAATAGTAGGCCAATTCTTCCTATCACTCAGTTCCTTGTTGATTCTCTCTACTTCCTTGTTTAGATCATCCTTAGCACTAGACTCCTCTGTCTGTATTTTCTCAGCTTCATCAAAGTTAGTATTCATTGCTTCTTTGATTTTCGCGTCGGTAATAGAGGTGAGTTTTTCTTCTAGTTCCCTCTGCTTAGTTCTATCAACGGTCTGTTTCAGTTTTACGATTGCTCCAGCCATGTCCATGACTTCTACGGCTTTATCTGGTTGGTTCTTATCTTTTACATACCTCTGAGACCATTCGACGCAAGTATCAATGACATCCTTCCCAATTTTAACATGGTGGAATTCTTCATATTTCTTGCAGACACCTTTCAAGATCTTAACAGTTTCTTGCGCGCTTGGTTCTTTTACTGATACCTGTGTGAATCTTCTGTTAAGTGCTGCATCTTTTTCAATGAACTTTCTATATTCTTCATCGGTTGTAGATCCAATACACTGAAATTCTCCGCGCGCAAGGTATGGTTTGAGAATATTAGCAGCATCACCATTTCCTGAGTTACTACCATTACCTACTAAGTTATGGAGTTCGTCGATATAGATGATTACTGACTTATCGTTGCAGACTTCTTTGATAATATTCTTGAGTCTCTCTTCGTATTCTCCTCTATACTTCGTACCTGCTACTAAGTCATTGAGGTTGAGACTGCATATTCTTTTATCTTGCAAGGCCTCTGGTACATCACCGGCTGCAATTCTCTGTGCAAGTCTTTCAACAATTGCACTCTTACCAATACCTGCCTTTCCTGTGATGCTGACGTTTGGTTTTCTACGCTTGCTAAGGATTTCAATAATTGCATCTACGATATCCTCTCTACCAATAACAGGATCGTAGTTATCCCCCTTAGCTTCCTTTGTCATATCACGGCTAAAGGAATCAAGTGTAGGGGTAGTGCTATCTTCACTGACATCACTAACATTAATACCTTCACTCTGTCCCCAAGCTTCGAATTCATCATCCTCTTTGTTCAGACTATTCATTGTAGTGCTGCTTGATGATGTACTACTTGATGAATCTACTACCCCTGATTGATTGTCGTCGTAGTCAATTCTCTTCTCCTTAAACATACCTTGTAGTGAATCAAAGAGCTCATTAATAGAGTCTTTGTTCATGTAGTTATGTTCCATGTTGACAAGTTCCACAAGCTTATCTGCCTTTTCCTTGTCAAGCACTTCAAAATCAACCACTGCATTTACTGCCGTTTCTTCCTTGATCCAATCCATCATACTTCTCAGGACTGCATCAACTCGAAGGATACCATCAGTTCTTCCTTGATCTTTTGTTAGGTCTACTGATTCATCCAAGATAGTCTGTAGGTCCTCATGCATTACAATATTCTCAGGTAGCCATGATGATTCTTCCTCTTGACTAACCTTACATCTTTCGGCTGCTAGGTTCTTCAGCTTTTCTAGGAGATCCATTTTACTTGCGGCTGGGATTTTTTTGAATTCTTGATCAATCATCCTATCTAAGTCTTCCCTCGCACCAAATTCAAAGTAGAAATTGAAAATATTATATAATAAGTTGTCGACTGTTACTGTCTTTAGCTTATTTTCTACTGCAAAGTTATAACACATTGCAAAAATAACTTTCAAATCTCTTGATAATTCTGTTTCTCTCATAATTTTAATTAATAATATATTTTATTTCTCTACTAATAAGACTTTTAGGCTAACTTAGTAGTACGAAATTATCTTCTTGTTCAGTAGGGCGGTCTAGGATCAGGCTACACTCACTATTATCTAGTAGGCCTATTATGTCAACATCAGTACTAATAAAATCTTTAGGTACCTCAGAGACAACTAAGAAACAATCTTTACTATTAGACAGGGCCTTACATATTTCCTTCTTTACTAGTAATAGGTCATCTACGCTGTCTGTATCAACTTTGAAGAATTTTTCACTGATCCTACTTAGAATTCCTTTCCTAACCTCCTCTTTCTTGCTAATCTCTGCCCTTTTTATATTCACCATACCATCAAATACTTTAGGCATGATCCTTGGAATTACTAGGTCAAGATCTGTATTAACCAAGTCATACGGGTCATCAGTCAGAAAGTCTATTACTATATCAGGATTTTCTGTTAGTAGCTTCAGTCCATCCTCCTTATTATAAGATAGTACTTCCTCATCTTCTTCTATGCCTTCTCGATAAGTTAGTGTCTCTACTATTGCTCCACCTTTACTATACGAAACTTCATACCGAAACTCTATAAAAAAGTCAATTGGTAGGTTAATACTAAATCCTAGTCGTGGAAGTTTATTGAGATCTAGTTTCTTTAGTCCACTGTATGCTGAGTAGACCGTCTCTATTATTTCAGAGAGATATCCAGTACTGTCAGGCAATAGTTTATAATCACGTAACCTGAAAGCTCTATAATCACCAGGATTTTCATCTGTTCCTGTATAAGCTGTAACATGACTAATCATAATAAGTACTTATATTTATTGTTCAACATATTAATTCCATGATAACCCGCCGCATAGAACCCAAGCATATTAATAACGCCAGATCTTCCCAAGTAAAATCTATTCCTCAGCGGTTCACCCTCTACTAAAGACTCTTTCCACATTCTATCAATTAATTTCTTCTGCGGTATTTTATAGTCTTCTAGGTTTCGTTTAAATGTCTTAGCTATTACTGTATCTGACACTTCATCTCTCCCGTAGCTAACCCTAATATGTCTTGCTGGAAGTCTTTGTTCTAGTCTAAAAGTCAGGTTACCGTCATCCTCTATACACATCTTCCTAATTAATGATTTCTTAGTGGGCATTTTTCCAGAGTTGAGAATATAATACCCCGGCCATACTTTTACTAGGTGTTTATCAACGTAACCTATGAAATCTAGGATCTTATCAACTTCCTTTTTTCTTCCCCACCTAAAATCATTCAAGAGGTCATAAAACTGTTTCTCGCTTAAGTAATCTAGAAAGTAACCAGCACCATATATCTTAATAGGAACCTCTGGAAAAATATAGATTCCCAGTTTTACAGTATCAACGTACATAAATTGTCTAACTATCATATACGAACGAATAAAGGTCAGGTCTAAGTATTTCTCCTAGACCCAACCTGATTTTATAATTCTTGCAATATTTTTCGTTTGACACCACTTAATTCTTTCTTGAGAAGTTTATTTTCTCTCCTAAGTGAATCTATTATGTCATCTGTTTTCTTGGCTTTCTTGTTTAGTTTTTCTGTCCTCCTTAGCAATTCTTTCATCTTACTTTCCAGGCCAACTAATTTTTTAGCCACTGTGTCATCGCTCATAGTATTAGTATTAAAGTTTATATTCTAACGTTCAGCACATAATAGTAGCTGTGTTCGTAGTAGTTTTCTTTTCTCTCTTCCTCTCTTAGTTCAACCTTGTACCCTAAGTCAGTTAGTCGATTTTTAACAAGAGATAGCTTTATAATTCCCACTTCGCTATTATATTCTTCAGTTAGTGAGTTTTTACCGGCTATTAGTTCGTTTAGTAGTAATTCAATTATTCTACTACACTCGTCTTCTACCTGAGGTTCTAAATTTTTTACTATCTTTAGTACCTCGTCCTTTAATTCGCTAGCTGTTAATAAATTTTCCATTACTTCTTAACTTTAATTACCATCTTAGTTTTTCCACTCTTAACTGTGATCACTGTATCTTTCTTAGTGTCCTTGATTGCGTCTAATGCAGAGTCCACTTTTTGTTGAAACTCTGACTTAGTGCCTCTTGTCAAGTTCATTACCGTAAACACAACGACTAATATTAAACCTATAGTCAATAGCATGATCAAAAACTCTTTCACCTCCTTACTGATCATAGTTCAATCTCCTCTTTATTTATTAGGTTCTTATACAATAGGTCACCATAATTCTTAGAGTAATTATCATCTACCTTACCACCGCTTATCCAGTACTTAGCCTGTATGTTTTCAAATGCTGTGGTTATATATTTCCTCAACCCCAGTCTTTCATTCCAGGTATCGTAGTCTTCATCCACGTCCCTCATAATCGGCGGTTCAAAACAGAGCGGCATTAAGTCAGATACAATTAAGTCTACCCTTATTGGAAAACTTGTCTTGCTCTGATCAATTCCGCCGGAGTGTAGGACGTAAACTTTCATACCACCTAGTTCTATTACTTCTTGGCATGGTAGTAGTTCATCATTATACATCACTCCTTCTTTACATAATAACATAGTATCGTCAACTATGTCTTCTTTCTCTGTTACTACTTTTATTTTCATACTCACTTATAAGGTTTCTAGATCTTCCAGCACGTGAATTCCTTATATATAGAGATGAGAAAATTAAGAACAAGAAAATTAGCGATTGAACAAATAAGTAATAAGTTAAAGGACCCTATGATAAGTAGTAGGACCTTAGATGAGCTAGCAGAAAAAGATACTGTACGTGATCTCTTTATAACTAATAATGCGACTTCATGTAGGTCATTATTTAGTTCATTCTTAGATTATATTAATCTAAGAACCAGGTCTATAATAGGTAGTGCTAAGAATGGAGAACTAATAATCTCACCTAGGGAACTTAAGAAAATTATCCTACTGTATAATGTCTCAAATATACTGTTATTCAATTGGGACCCTATGGCAGTACGTGTGAATCAGAGTAATTATGACAGGTTTGTTAAGCCAGACGAGAGAACATCAGATGCGTATATGGCGGAGATAGACTTGAGATGTCGTAAAGCTATGAACCTACTGTGTCTATTATTTGAACGTGGAATTAATAAGTGGTACTTAGGCGTATGAGCGGAAAGATAGTAAGTGTTAATGTATTCTTAGATAAACTGAGGGAATACATAGTAGAACATGAAATAACAAGAGAAGAGCTGGGCAGGCGTTTAATGAATAATACCTTTGATGCAATGTTTCATGATAGCATCACAAGAGAATTCAACTCTCTTGTTTACGTCATATATAGTAAGGCAGATCGTATGTTATTTAGCTTGAAACTTCGTAGGCTAGAGGGTTACTATGATAGAGCGTATATGTGGTTAAAGAAGTTAAAGGATATATCAGGATTATACTTAGGTAATGTAGACCAATCCAAGTATATGAAGGTAAATATCAGAAATGCAGGGAGGTTTTTAGGTAAGTTCGGCCTAGATGACTTTAGAACCTATCCTTCAGAGATGAGAGAGTTCTTATATAGACAAAAACTATGGTGTTTAATCTGGGAAATTTGTAAGATATCAGAAAATTTTAGTATTTAATAATAAAAGACAAATGAAAAGTATTTTTAGTAAGCTGAGAGGTAGAAAAGTAAGTAGTGGTATCAGTAATGAGAGACTACAAGTTATGGCATCATCTATTAGAGGTGGTGGAATTAACATAAACACACCGAAAGATTATGTATCACCCTATATTATCAAGGAGAGTGAGAACATAAGAACAGTACAGGTTGATGTATTCTCTGAACTCCTTAAGAATCGTACATTGTTCTTTGATGCTGATGTTAATAGAGACTCAGTGGTAACGGCAATGTGTCAACTCTTGTATATGGTAGCTGTCAGTAAGGAGCCAATTACTATGTATATTGCAACTCCTGGTGGTGATGTATACTATGGCCTTGCACTTTATGACTTGATGGAAATGATTAAGGCAGAAGGTGTAGTGATCAATGTGTACTGTATTGGCTTGGCGGCTAGTATGGGAAGTATTCTGATGTGTGGTGGTACAAGAGGTCATAGATACGCACTTAAGCATTCTAGAATTATGATCCACCAGCCATTATCAGGTACAGGTGCAGGTCATCATCAAGAAACTGACATTAGAATTCTTAGTGAGGAGACTAGTGTACTACGTAAGGAGCTTCAGATGATTCTTGCAGAGGCTAGTGGAAAGTCTTATGAGGAGATAAATGCTGACTGTGAGAGAGATAACTGGTTGATGGCTAGTCAGTGTCTTCCAGGTGTCTATGGTGAGTTTGGCTTGATTGATGAGATTAAGACCAAGTTCTAGAAATATTAGAGTAAGGTTATCTATGTTAGGTAGCCTTACTTTTATAAAACCAGTATATGAAATTAGTAGCGGCATATAATCCAGGTAATCGTTTGAAGATATGTGTGGAGCTAGTAGTGAAAGTTCCTAGATTTACAGATAGTACCTACCAACTTAGTAAGTACTTGAGGATTCATAAAGCTAATCCATCAAATATGATAGAGGAGGTACTTGGAAATAGTGGCAGTGAGAAAGAACAAGAGGAGTACTTAATGAATACTCTGTACAACTCTCTTTTTTACATAGACTATTTTAGAGTTGGCCAAGCTGTTATGTTTTTTGAACCATTGAAACTGTACCTAGTATTATGTGAGTATCGTAATGTAAGTAAGTATCTAACTTCTAAGCAGGTAGTAGATATGTGTAAGGAGTCTATAACCAATAATTTTGCGGTAGGTGCATTCTATGGCCCATACTATGCTAACTATTATAATTTTACAAGCCTTAAGGTAGATAGAATAGAAACAAGTAAGATAGGAATGCTGGATGTAAAATCTATATTCTGGAAGAGAAATCCAGAAGTTATTAATCTATTAGACACTACTTATATATGAAACTAGATGTATTATTTACAGCAGAGTCTTTAGAATATACTTACATTGATACAGTAAGGTCTAATGCAATCTTCCCCATTAAAGTTAGACTCCCCGATAATTTTGTGATGGAACTAGAACTATGTGCCGAAGGCTTTAGACCTGTTACGGTTTGTCATAGTAATATAGATTTCTTTGAACAGGAGTGGAGGTGTTTTTGTGTTAGTAGGTTTGGTGCTAGTAGTTCACTCTCTGACGGTTATGTTGACTTAGACTTATATGTTAGATTGGACCTTATGAACCCAAGTCTTAAATACCCAAGCAAGAAATTCTTAGAGGCTTTAATAGATGAATCACTGAAAGATCCCATCTATAGTCTAGAGTTTTTCAATCCTAGTTTTATAGAGTCTGGCGAGTATATAAAGTCAGTAGGTAAGAGGTTGAAAGGGAAGATGAAATTTAATGATGTAGAGTTGAACTTAGGAGACTTGAGTTCTTGGGATCTAAACAAAAACGCAGGTCTGTTTCTAAGATACATAGTAGATGGAGAAGATTAACCTAAAGATAATAAGGGATAAGGATAGAGGATATGAATTACTACTTTTTCCCACACAACTATGTCTTACGAAAGATGTAGCTGATACGTTGGATGATGGGTCTAAGGTGTTGGTGAATTGTTTTAGTAGTTACACCAATGCTAAAGTAAGAGCAGAGGAGTTAATAGGTGATCCATCAAGGTGCTTAGAAGATTATTATATAATATTTGACAGAGGTTTTGAGATCTTAGAGTACCAAAAACCACGAGAATTTAAATTAATTACTGGAAAGAATGCCAAAGAGATTCTGATGTATGAAGAGTTCTATCAAAATATTATTTATCGTAACCAGAGTGATGAAAGCCTGATAAAATCGTTGATAGGTGGATATGACCAGTACAGAGTATCAATAGAGGACTTAACACTAGAATATGACCCAAGGGAAATATTTTGTAAGAACTTGTACTCATACAGTCAGGCGTACGAAGTCTTTGTAATCACCCAATATAACCTACTATTAGATGAAAAGAAAGATAGAAGTGGGAATAACTAGGAAGTATGACTATTACAGAGTTGTTCTCCCAGTTAAACTCAAGTATCCTAAAGATTATAAGGAGTATATTTTCAAGAGTGATTATTACTTTAATAATGGACTAGCTAAGGTAGAAATTGAACAGCTATTGGAATTATACAATAAGTGTGAGCTTACAGAAGTTAATATACTGTTGACTCTATTCAATCATAACTACCAAGCAATACCTGAATCTATAAACGCTAAGTGGATGACTGATAAATTACTAAGATATGCACTCTCTTGGTGGACCCCTACTATTGCAACTACTTCACCTTGGTTTGACCTAGATTATAGTGGCGGGTTAGTTAGTATAGAAGGTGTTGGTTTCGGAGGTACGACCTGTGAACGAAGAGAGATTATAATAGAAGATACAGAAATTCTAAAAATAGACAATAGATTAAAAGTTGAATACCTAATAGCTGGCTTGTATCAGAAGTCAGTAAGAGAGTAGTACATTAGACTTGTATTATTCTTTTTTTGTTTCCTCATAATTCCTTATATGTAGAAATGAAGAAAGAGATTATTATAAAGAGAGTGTATTATGTTTCAAATAATATAGATTACGTTTTTATACCAATTAAAATGCCTTGCTGGATCCTAGATAATTGGTTTACGGAGTATAATGATGGATATTGTTGCTCCCCCATTTCAGATAAAAGTAAGGGTCTAATATTAGAAAAACTAGGTAGTAATAGTTATAGTTCAATAGAAAAGTTATACTTAATAAAGACTGTTAGGGCTTTTAATAATAAAACAATAACACTAAATATGGCTAGAGACTTGATAGAGTGTTCAAGATCCTTAACTAGTCTTAAGTATGCACCTATTATGGTCAGAAGTACGAGTTACATAGGTGGTGGGGATAGGACCTTTAGAATGAAACTAGGTACTGATTTGACTCTTAAAGGAATAGACCCAGGTATTGATGAGATATTTACAAAACTTATACAGGATGAAGAAAAACTATAAAATAAAAATCTGCGTTGACTGTTATAATCATGTAGCTTATGTAGTTCCAATTAAAGTACCTAGAGTTATATTGAGTACTTATTTTTCTGAGGTTAGTAATCTTCCTAAACACAAGACTACTATTTATAGGCTGGACAGAGGACCTACTGATAAAGCAATAGGTAATGAAGTACTGGCAGGTGTTAGGGAGTTATTAAGTAGAGATCAACTAGGTGACCTGGTAAGTGTAGAAGTATATGTAGATGATGTAATTGCCCGTTTCCTTGATAGGACTGACATTTTTAAAGCAGGAAAGATAGTAGAGCGTTTGAGGAGTCAGGATTGGATGGTAAGTGAAAGGATGTATTCTGATTTTGCATACTTTACTAGACCTGGGAAGCTGTTTGGTAATTACAAGTATGAGATACACGATAAAATAGTGAGCTCCGAACCTCCATTACTAGGTGAGAGATATATTTGGATGGAGGAAGTGATGTCTATATTAATTGAATGGTGGTATGGCAAAGAAGAGGACAAAGGTATATCTGATATTTAGAAACGGAGTAGCATACAGTCTATATTTTTCCGCGCGAGTACCTATGAATGATGATATTATGAAGTTTATTGAAAATCCTTGTCGCTTACCATTGAACTATTCAATCTACTTTGAAGGTGTTAAGTCTCGCGCGGATGTATTTATTATGTTAGACTTCCCGGCCACACCACGTCAAGTAAAAAAGTATCCAACAAAGAGAGATGTTGTTAGGTACTTGAAGAACTTAGGACTTACATACTCTGAGAAAGATACTATAATTCTTGAAGGCGAGATGGATAGGGTGTTAGGTTCAATAGTAAGAAATTCTCAATATACTAAGTGGACTGTATTTGATTATGAGGTAGATATAGACCAATCAATGATACTAAGAAAAGCAGGTAGTGGACAGTACCATGAATTTGTTAGGAGACTTTTTCATGAAGGTAAAGACTAAGTTAGCTTTTGTATATTATAAGGAAAAAGATCTCCCGAGGATGTGTTGCTATCTGAGATTAAAAACATTATGGTCTGAAAATATAGAATCACTTATTGATAGTGAATTGTATAATCATATTGACATGGCTATAGGTAGGAATGATGCGGAGGAAGTGTACGTGTATTTCATGGTCAATGGCACAGAATGTTGTATGAATAGTATGAAGCTCCCCACCATAAGAATTATCAGGGACATCATAGGACATCTTTCAATTGATCCACTTTGTCACTATGCGGTTGGTGAAAGTTTCAGTATTGGTACTATAGATCCAATTGTAAAGTTATTTGATGTTACTATTGACTTAGGTATTCTTCGAGATAATACTGAGAGTAGTATTAACTTTAACTTTGGATTAAAAAGAGTATTAGAGGTGATATTATGGAAAAGTTATACATAGAAGGGAGTTAGAGTTATGATAAAATGTAGCTTAGCAGTAACATGGTATTTTGGGTATATAACCGATATAATGAGTTACTTAAGATTAACTGTCATGGCGAATGAGGAGATTTCATCCTTGATCAATAGTGATATGTTTTGGTCAAGAAATTTTGACGGAAGCTATAGTGGTTTCTCAAATCTAAGCCCTCGTGAATTCTATTTCTCTACCACAGACGTAGACTTTTTTGTAGGGGGAGCATAAGATTCCCACTAAGAAGATGGTAGACGAATTAGTGAAGACGGCTAAGCTTGGAAATTTTATATTAGATCGAGATAGATTTATAAGACTAATCGCAGAGAGGAGTGATTATAAGATAGAAGAGATAAGTACAGTGGTAGACCTAGACTTGTTTCTCGGTAAGTGTGATCCGGAAAATAAGAGGCTTAAATTTTTACATGACTTAATAAGAAGTGCTGAAGATATTAATAAGAAGATCTAATCATACAAGCTCAATTGGAATCTATGCAGAGGTGAAAATATTAGGGTCTAGAGAATTAACGGATTACTTTAATAATCTGTACAACTCTCTTATAGGTATTAGTTGGAAAGCTAATGAACCAACATACTCGATAGATCATTTTAAGAACTTAGTACCAACTGTTTATTATTTCTACTTGGGCGACATACTACCTGAGAGAGGAAATAGAATGAAGATATTTACCAAGAAACAGTTAAGAAGATTCCTAGAGACTGCAGAGGTAATAGGAAGAGTGTGGTGCAGGGGAAAGATAGATACCTTGAAAGTTAATTATTTTTTCGAAGAGGTAATAGTTGACATGAACCCTTCAGATATTGATAAGAGAAGTCTACCTAGTCTATCACCAGCACTAAGATTCATTATAAACCTACTACATAATGGAGAGAGCACGGTTACTAGCGGTTAGGGATTGTTGTAATGGACATATTAGTACCTACATAGGATTATCTTGTTGGTGTTCAAAAAATCTCCTGGATTATTTGAGACACTTATATTTCAGCATGAACTTCTATCCTGCAGAAGTAGATTTTCCAAGAGAGACACCTGAGATTAAGAAGCTATCAGAATTTACAGACCTAGAACCTATGGGACTGTATTTTAGGGTTATTAGTCCCTCCGATAATCTAACGGCCGGCAAATACATAACACATAAACAAATACAATTGATACTTAAGGACTATGTAATAACCGATGAAGTGGAAAGTTTTAGTTTCTATGATGGGACTATATTAGGCAGGGAAGTTTATGACATTATGATAGACAGGGATGAACTAACGAGTAAGAGTTATGGTTCTGATAAGTTAATGTTCATACGAGACCTAATGAGACTACGTAGTAATTTTGCATGGTAGTCAGTCTTAGGTTCCTTAATGGTGTGATAATAATAAAAGATAATTTATGTTAGACAAGAGTGAAATTTATTATTCGTATGATGATGTATTTATCTTACCGGCTACGACAAGTTTTATAAGTAGTAGGTCAGAGTGTAATGCAAGGAGAGAAGATGATAATATGTACCCTATCTTCACAGCCCCAATGAATTCAGTAGTGGGACTTGAGAATGAAGATTACTATAGGGAGCTTGGTATTCATCCTATATTACCTAGAACAATTGAGCTGGGTATTAGATTAGAGCATGCATTATCTGGTAAGTGGGCTGCATTTAGTCTTGGTGAATTTAGTAGTCATTTTTCAGGAGGCACAAGTACAGTAATTGGAACGGCTAGGGCACTGATTGATGTTGCTAACGGTCACATGGAGAAAGTACAAGACCTAGTGAGACGCGCCAAGAATCATTATGGTAGTAGTCTTGAGGTGATGGTAGGAAATATAGCTAATCCCGAATCAATCATACCTCTATCTAAGTGTGGCGCGGATTATGTAAGAGTTGGTATTGGTGGTGGACTTGGATGTATCACTTCAACTCAGACTGGTATACATTGTCCCCCTGCTACACTACTAGATAAGATGGCGCAACTTAAAGATGACATGAGGTGCGACGGAGAACATACTGCTAAGATAATTGCTGATGGTGGTATTAGATCTTATGCTGATGTGGTGAAGGCATTATCACTAGGGGCTGATTATGTTATGATAGGGGGATTATTCAGCTCACTCATAGGCAGCAGTGGAGAATACGTCGCGATAAGTAGTCAGGATAATAGCGCCAAAGATAGTGTGGTACCAAAGAATAGAGAAGATTTTGAAGTAATCAGTAAGTGGCTTGAGGATGGACTGACCGTGAAGAAAGTATTTTATGGTATGGCTAGTGCAGAAGGTCAGGTCGCTATGAATGGTACTAAGACAAAAACATCTGAAGGTACTAGTAAGATTCTAACTGTTACGGATGACTTGCCTGGGTGGATTGATAACCTTGATTCATACCTTAGAAGTGCAATGTCTTATGTAGGGGTCAAGAAAGTAGAAGACATGTATAAAAGATCTACATGTATTATCACAAGCAAGAGTGGTAAGGATAGAATAAATAGTTAGAGTATATAGGCTGGGAAACTAAATTCCTGGCCTTTATTTTTATTTCCTCTTAATACCTTACTAGTGTGAAAATAGAAAAAACATGTCGAAGAAGAATCAAAAAGAAGTAATTGCATTTAAGACATTAGATGAGTTTGGAATTGATAGGCGTGGTAAGAAATTTGAAATTGGTGAGTCATATACTACAGACCCAAGTGATATGTTTGAGGGTGAGACTTTTCCGGTTCGACTTTTTAGCTTTCACCCAATGTTAAGATCGACACTTGTAAAGTGTGTACTGTCTGGAAAAGTAAGTAAAGAAAATAGCGGAACTAAGTATGAAGCAACGAAACTTAAGGTAGTCGAAGAGGTAGACTTAACATATGCGGCCACTGCTAGTATTGGGCAACTTAAAGTGGACAGTAAGATGCCTGTTAGAGTTGAATATAATGATGTAAGGTATGAATTTATAAGACTAAACTCTAATAGTAGTCTCAGTAAAGACTTGTGCTCTGGCTATGATGGTTCCTTAATATCGACAAATAGTTATTGTGCAAGGGTAAGAGTAAGCGGGGTTGAAACAAAAGTTAGTTCAACAGGAGATGAATCTAATATATTTGTAGGTGGTGAGCGTAATACAATAAGAGCTACAGGTACTCGTAGTATTGTAGTTGCTTGGGGAAGTGGTCATTGTATTTCTGTTAGTGGTTATCGTAGTACTATATGCGCTGATGGTGAAGATATAACAATAAGTAGATCAGACGATTTTGCAAACATTATAGCACTTGGAGTTTGCAATAAAATAAGTACAACAGGGGACGAGACTGAGATTTATAGTTGCGGTGACAGAACTTTCATTAGTGCAGTTGGTGAGGGGTCTATTATAAAAAGCACTGGTAAGAATTGTACTATATATGCAGGTAGTAATTCAATCGTTAGTGCAGGTCTTGGTAGTTGGATTACACTCACTAAGACTAAAGAAGATGACCAAGGAAATTTAGTGCCAGTGGAGGTAGTATCTTGGCGTGTAGATGGAGACTGTATCATGCCAGGCGTATACTACAAACTAAGTGATGATGATTTTGAACCCGTTAAGTGGTCGGGTAGTAAGAAAGAGAATATCGAGTAAGGTATTCTCTCTTTTTATTTCGCCAGCTAATATATGGCAGTGTAATTCAAAAGTCTTCAATCCCTTAATAGTGAATAGAATGGAATCCGTAAGCCCTGGAGTAGATGTTCTGCCAATAATCGCCGGCAGAGGAAAGAGGTATTCGGATTGATGAATTTTGCTCAATTTTATAATCACTAGTCTAAAATTGAGATACCCTAGGGCGGTATAGGTGAGCCATGTACGCAGGAGCTATATTTCGAGAGTGCTTTGACACACATGTATAGTACGGTACTGGTAGAGGTAGGGAGTCGAAAGGAAATCATTCATAAATGATTAACTCCTAGCCGTTTATTTTTTTTTCGTTCTCTGATTATAAAGCCCTAGAATCCTTAAATATGAAAGAGGTGCAGTAATCCATTGAAATACATGGTACTGTATAGGCTTAGTTTTGCTCAGTTTTATGAGTCTCATATCTTATTGTTAGATATGCTTAATTAGTCACGAGACGCTGAGATACCCTAGAGCGATAAAGGTGAGCTATGTATTGCGAGTCAGGCGGGAGGCCAAGAGGATATATCTATACCCGTTATTGGCTGTAATACTGGTAGAGATAGGATGTTGGGATTGAGGTTGTTCACGTCAAAAAATGACCGAAGAAAGTTTCTCAACATCCAGTCGTTTTTTTTTGCAAATTAAAAAAGAGAGAAAGGTAGTTTACCAATCTCTCCTTCTTTTTTAGTCAATCATAATCTGTTTTCCTGCGAGTCCCTTTTTCTTTTGCAAGTTGATCAAGAGTACACCATTCTTAAGGCTTGCACTAATATTATTCATATCAATTTCCCTCCCTACATAGAATGACTCTTTGAAATCTGGTAGTACCTTAGTTTCACTGTTTTCTTTATTCACACCACTAACAGTCAATCTTTCATCCTCTGTTGTAATCTTCAGGTCATCTTTATCTAGTCCTGGCACTACTAAAATTATTCTTGCACCGGACTCTGTATTCTCAACCTTACTAACTACCCTCTTGCATGTATCATCAAAAAGTGACATCGCTGTATCAACGTAGTTCTTTATAAATCTATCCATCATATTTTTCAATTTTTTTGTTATTCTTGTACCGCTAATAATACAAATGAAATACCAAAATAATTTCTCTGCCTTTTTGTCACCCTGCCCTGCCAAGTTGACATTTTCGTAGGTAGGGTAGACATGGAACCTTATTAATAGAAAACAGATAATTAACATAAAAAACATGGAAGATTACTCAGACATACCAAAAATGTTCGTGGTGAAAAATGAACCGCAGGAAGTAACACAGATTAGGGCTCACATACTTAGATCATTCAAGGACCTACTATTTTTTGAAGAGCCACATATTTATTCACTTCATGGTAAGCAGTTGACCTCTGTTACTACTATGTTGGGTAAGTATATGGCTCCTTTTGATACAGAACAGACAGCTACTAATTATGCTAAGAAAAATGGTGAGACTCCTGAATATTGGAAGGATAAGTGGTTGTGGAAAAATAAGATGTCTACAATTACCGGATCACTTGTACATGAATTTGGGGAGTCTTATTCTTACTTAATAAATGGTCACCCTGAGAGAATAACTGAGTCTTGTAAGTGTAAGTATGTAAGGGATAAAAACTGGCTTATTCCAACAAGGGGTAAAGAGGAGGCAGTTATCAATTATTGGTCTAGTCTTCCACCATGTCTTCACTTTGTGTATGCAGAGGCGATGTTATATACAAATAGCAATCCAGATCCTAGTACTCATCTTAAGACACAACTAGCGGGGACAGCAGATATATTACTATACTATAAAGATACTGTTAACCCAGAGAATAGTGGTCTTGTAATAGCGGATTATAAGACAAATGTTGATATTAGGAATAAGTTTGCAAGATCGACAGGTAAGAAGATGTTAAGTCCATTTAGTGATTTCTTGTCTGAACCGCTTAGTGAATATTATGCCCAATTCAGTACATATCAGATACCACTAGAAGACATAGGACTTAAAGTTATTGCGAGGAGACTTGTATGGCTTAAGGATGATGGTAATTTTGAAGTCCTAGCAACACCTGATCTATCACAATTAATTAGAGAAAACTTATGATTATTGGAATTACTTACTATAAAAATAAAGCTACTGGCCTTAAGTGCGTTGATGTAGTAGTGCCTGTTATAAAATCTAGTGCAGAGACCTTATTAATATTTACGAGGACTAATGATAAATATATAAGAAGGAGAACTGCCCTAAGAATTATGGAAGAACAGTTAATAGGTGGGAAAGAAGTATGGAGTAGATGTTTAGATCTAAGTGATAGAAATGCATCTACAGAATACAAGAAGTTGAACTATGAGATTATTATAGGTACAGATGTTGTAGACCTAGAAGATAATTGGATAGTTAATTTGATAGATACATTCAAGAAGAGTGGTTAGTACTACTCTTTTTATTTCGTCTTAGTTTCCTTAATAGTGTAGAATGAATAGAATATGAAAGCAAAAGTTGTTTACTATAAAAATAGATTTAGTGACTATATATTTGCTAGAATTATGGTACCTGTGGCGTTCAGTAGGGATTTAATCGTAAGAGGTTCTGGAAAGCTGTATAAGGGAGGCGTTGACCTGCGCACCCCTAGATCTTGTATATTGAGTTTTATAAGGTTAACTAGTAAATTCATAGACAGTGCCACTATTTTAAATATAATAGAAGAGCAATTAAAGAATGGATCAAAACCAGGAATAAATCGTCTCGAGATTAGAAGCAGTGTCGTACAATCAGAATACGAGAGATTAAATACATTCCAGGTTAGTGCAAAAGATATAGACCTAGATGATAGTAGAGTATCTAAGTTAATAGAAAAATATGTTAAGATACTGTAGTACTACCTTTTTATTTTGCCTTAGTTTCCTTATTAGTGTAACAACAAAAAAATTATTTATATGAATAGAACTAGAGATTATTCAGTAAGTATTAAGAAGAACATTATTGAGAAACTATCAGACTACCTTGAGAAGAACAAGATCAAAACTATGGTACTTGGTGTGAGTGGTGGTATTGATAGTACATTAAGCGCCGCATTATGTTATGAAGTTGCTAAGAGGACAGGTGTTAAGTTGCTTGGTTACTCTTTGATGTGTAAGACTAATGCAGAGGGTGAGGTTAGTTCTGCGTTAAATGCGGGACTAGCGTTTTGTAATGAATTTAAGGAGGTAAACATTGAGAATTGGTATCTTCAATCTAGCACCTTTGTATCAATTGGGACTAGTTCAACTGATGATCCCGCCAACCTATCGGCCATTGCATTAGGTAATATTAAGGCAAGACTTCGTATGATTTTCTTGTACTGTAAGGCCGGGGAAACTGGCGGAATTGTAGTTGATACAGATAACATGACTGAGCACAATACTGGGTTCTGGACGATTCATGGTGACGAGGGTGATGTAAATCCAATAGGTAATCTTTGGAAGTCAGATATCTATGAAGTTACTGACTACTTGCTCACAGAATATCTTGAATATCGCGAGACCCTAGTAGAAGGCATGGATGATGAAGAGATCAAGAGAACTGGTTATGCTGTGGCTGCCTTGGAAGATGCACTTAAGATAGTACCAACAGACGGAAATGGAACATCTGCTAGTGACCTTGACCAGATTGCACCAGGTTGTACATATGAGCAGGTCGATGAAGTACTCAAGACTTGGTTATCTATGAATAATGACGAGAAAGATTTGTGGAACAGAGGCTTACAATCAAAACTATACAAGATGATAGATGAGATTGGCGTCGACATGGTTAACAGAATCTTAGATCGTCACAAGAGAACAGAGTATAAACGAATGCATAGACCAATTAAGCTATGAAAAGATACAAGATTACGTATCCATGTGGTGTGAGTCAAGAGAAGAATCTAGTAGAGAGAAGCATGTATGATGAGGTAATCAAACCAATAGATCAAACTCTCTACAAAGTTGAATCAATGTTAGCAGAAACAAATGCCAAGAAGAAGAAAGAACTTGTTGAGGACTTGAGGCAGGCTAGAAAAAGAATTAAGTCCGTCCTGTCTAGTTTTGGTGAGTATTTTGTAAGTGATTCTCCGTTAGGTCAGGCAATGGTGAATGGTGGAAAACTAATACTACCAGAACATCAAGGAGGTATAACTAGTCCAGTAATATTTGAAGAGATTAAGTAATGGTAATTGAGGTATTAAAAAACAAGTACAAGTGTGGATGTAATAAGGGGATTGCAAAATTAGATCAACCAGACATCCTAGAAAAATTAAATTCCATCATTGAGTGGGATATCTGTAAGTTCCCTAAGAAGTCAATCATAGAAACAGAGAAGGACGAGTGGAATAAGTACTTTGGTCCTGACTGTGAAGAGATTGAATATAAGGAGGTACAAGATGAAAACGGAGTTAAGTGTAGAACGTTCGAAGATAGGAATTTCTTAGGCGCCTTATCAGAATTAAAGCCTGGTAATTGTTTCCTATTTAATGGTCAGTTTATTGCAGTTGACAGTAATGATAGATTAGTTCTCATGTTTAGCGGGTCAGGTTATAAGGCGCTAGATAGACTCTGGGAAGAAGAGATTTGTCCAGAGCTTAGGATATTCTACGGCGACAACAATGTAAACAATGTAGAGCATAAAGGGCTTGACAAGGAACCTGATTATAAGAATGAGTTTAACTTAGAGATCAGAATTCCTTACCTAGATTATAACAAGTGGAAAACCTACTTCCTAGATGGTAATGATAAGATACCAACATTAGAAGGAGGTAAGCATGCAGTACTTTGTAAGCTTGATTCAGAGGATCTTCCTTTTGAGTTTGAGTTTATTATGACCGACCATTGTGCATTCTTTAGAGGTGATGAAATCGATGAGGAGGATAAAGATATTGCAGAGATGGCAGTGAGGCAGACTATTTCTTGGTTCTATGAAAATACAAAGCGGAGCATTAATCCACTTGATATAGAATCTAAGAAACAGCAGGAAATCTCAGACTACCAACAGAAGAAGCAGTTTGAAGAAATGATGAAGACCTTAGGTGGTGGTGAATAAAAAAAATAAAGTAGTAGATTTAATTTCTACTACTTTTTCTTTCGTTCCTCTTTATGGTCTCTCCTGGTTCTTGATAAAATCTTTCACTGCGTCACTTCCATTGTTGTCTATTAGCACCGAACAACTGGCCATAAAATATTTAGTGTTAGTTACTTTTGTGCAGTATCTTGTATAGACCGACATTACTAAGTTAAACACTACTACAATGGCCCATACTATCGGTGCGTTTTTAACAATGTCTATCGCAGTGCAAGTACCCACTATTGATGCATACAGTAAGACGGTGGAATTATCATACAACTCTGCATCTCTCTTACTATTTGCACCATAGAAATAACTTCTCCCAACGAGCGGACACATAAGACTTAAAAATCCAATGAGTTCAGGGTTTCTTAATTTTCTATTTGCGATCATGAAATTAAGATCCTGTTCTGTTAATCTACTAAAATCATCTTCCCCATTTTCTAAGAAGTAGGTTAGGTCAGGCTTAGAGATGTACCTACCAATCTCTGACTCACAAATCACTTCATAGATTTTTTCTTTCTCCATTTTTCTATATTTTTTGTTTTTACTAAGAATATTATTGTTGTGTCCATGTATCGGTCACTAATATAGTGATAAAAACCGATTCCTGATATCATAACTGGCTCAAACATTCTAAGTGCGCCAGGTAAGGTTCCTCGATTGTAAAACATGGATGATAACCCTATTGCATATACAGGTAATTTCTCCGGTATTATAAGTCCATCCATAAAGGTCTGAACATAATATTTCTCTTTCAATCTAACCCAACTGTGCTGCTTGTAAGTTGGTCGAGCACTACAAACCTCAACTGGATCATAAGACTCAATATTTTCTTGTACCTCAGACCGTTTTCTATTACTAGGCCTTCTATTGATACTATAAAACATATTATATCTGAGTATACCCTCATTATCTAAGTAAAATCCATAATGATCTTTTGTTGGCTTCATATAACCAAAAACACTACTTAATGTTACTTCACCCTGCTGTATAGTATCAAGCAGTTCTCTTCCAAACACGTACCTCTTTGCCGTCTTCTTACCTAGTTTCTTTGTAAGTTCTGAGAATACTTCATTATAGTCCTTACCGATTCTAGGATATAGAAACTTAACTAGTTCTCCGTATTCTGTCTTGCATCGTGAGCTTCGATGGTAATTGTCCCTGTACCACATTGAATAGGTTCTCATAGATAATCTCTGTATATCATCACCTACTAATTTCCTTCCAAACTTCTTTCTACATTTAGGTCTTCCTTCTCTATTATACCTATCTGATCTAACTGTTCTAAACTCTATCATTCTCATAACTAAGGAATCTAGGGTAAGGGATTGAAAAAAAATGGGCTTACCGATCCTTCACGAACCAGTAAGCCGCTATCGTGGACGACAACAATATTATAGTTTCTCTATCTCATAGATAACACGATCATTTTTTAGTCTCATATCAGACTCGTCAAGACCGATCCATCTATTAGTCTTAGGGTTAAACACCCTCTTTGTTCTTGTCTCCAACATCTTTCGCTCTGCAGCCAGTTTCTCCTCTACATTATCTAGCTGAATTGCGAAATCCTCCTTGCGGAATTTGAATGACAGTAGTGCAAGTCTCTGTAAGTCCTCTACACTCTTTGTCAACTTAATTACCACAATGTTCGCCTCAGGTCTAATCTTATAGGACTCTGGGAAATACTCCTGAATCTCTTCAAGACTTAACCCGCTTCCTATATGCCATGCGAACTCTACTTTGTCATTAACTGGGCTAAACTTATTCTTCAGTTCTTCCCAGATCTCGGATGAATTCTTAATAGAACTAAATCCGATACAGTTCTTATTCCCAATGCTTCTCGCGAAGTATTCAGAATAAGTTTTTACTACCTCAAAGATACTCTCACGAGTTTCTTTAAGTCCTCGATAGCTATTATTACCTAAGATAGATATAATAGCATCAACGTCTACGGCTCTATTCTCAAGTACAAGAATACCGCCAATGTAAAACATAAGCTCCTTAACATGATCTGTTATGAACTCTGCCTTACCAACTGTTTTCTCTGATACCTTAATTAATCTTCTACCATCGTTCATAGACGGTTTCTTTATGTTGGTATCTATCTTTACACCAAATAAGTCCTTTGCCATCTCAGCAAGTGACTTTAGTGTTCCGATTGGGTCATTAGATAGTGTTAGTACCTTTGACCTTCCATCGATTGTAATGGTGTAGAAAAAGTTTACACCATACACCTTTAAGGATGATTTAATAGTTTCTAACTGTTTCTCATCCAAATAGCTAACACCCCACAATTCTCTCAACTGTGTGAATGTAATTGTTCGATTTGTGCATTTATTTATCACAAACCTCAGAAGCTGTTCTAACCTCTCGGCCTGCTTCTTTGTAACGGTGGAGATTTTCTTTGCCTCCGCCTTGCTATATCCGTTCTTCTCTAGACTTACTCTAGCATCACGGATTTTCTTGTTTTTATTAGTGAGCGATATTACTTCGCCACTAGTTTTCTTAGTAAGACCCTCTAAATATTCGAGTGCCTTGCCATACTGAATGAGGTAGACTTCTTGTTTTCTACGTCCTACCTCTTTCTCTATGTTTCCCTCAGTCTTCTCAGATACTAAGAGATTTTTACTCTTTAACTCACTGATCAATAACTCAGCAAGTCTATATTTACCGGAACTATCCATTCCGAACTGGTTTAAAGCTTTTCCAGCTGCTTCTAAAATTAACTTACGGTCAGCTACATTTTCATTGCTTTCCGATTTAACAGTCTCTAAAACTGCTTTGTACAAAATTTCCTTGTTCTCCATTTTCTTTGATTGATTTAATTTGTTAATAACTTGACTATTAGATCGGTGTTCGTGAATTCTTTCCAGCATTGAAGATCATTCTCTCTGTTACTCTTTTGTAACCTTTGATCTCATCATTCTGGTTCTCTATTATTCCACGAAGACGACCATTCTCTTTCATAGTCTTCTTACTCTCTAGATACAGGTACACAATACCCGCAGTTAACAAGATATTTGCCTTGTTATTTTTAAGGAATTTTTTAATACTCATACAATAATAAGGGATTTAGGACAAAATAGACGGAAAAAAGTAGTAGCCTAGTCTCCCGACCGAACTACTACATAATCAAGTTATAAATGTTTATTGAGATAACAAATATGCTCAACTATAAGGAATCTAGGCTTGTCCATCTGCGAGTTTGAATTTGATGTTGAAGTCTTCCTCTGCTCTTACGTAAACTGTTTCATGCCCCACTGCCTTATATAGTACTGCATTGATCCAGTTATGTTGGGAATCCTTCATCTGTCCAAATCCTATAATCTCATAGATGCTAGTGTGACTTAGTCCTGTACTTCCTGGATTTTTATCAATAAATTCTACTCTCTCGCTAACTTTAAATTTTCTCATTTCTTATTCTTCTTTGATTACATTATTAAGGTATTCAAATCCTCTCACATGACGCCCTAGTCCCCTTATAGTTGAAAATTAATACAGAGTTCAGTTTAATTAATTATATTTATGAGAATTTCAAAAACAATTTTAATTAGTATTGGTGCAGCTATATTTTGCACAGTTATTATCTTGCTCATTATGAAAGTAAACTATAAGAATGAGCAGACGAGGTTAGTTAATCAGTATGACATGCAATTATCTAAGATCGAAGGCGTACATGATAATATGTGGAAAGTGCTAGAATCTAAGGCGGGCGTAACAAAAGAATATGCAAGCCAGTTTGATTCGATCTACAACCACATCATGAGCAAAAGGTACGATCAAAACGATAAGGTCCTGTTTAATTGGATAAAGGAGCAAAATCCAGAATTCAGTAATGAACTATACAAGGATCTTAGTGTTACGATCGAAGTGCAGAGGAGACAGTTCTTGAATGCACAACTTGAAATCATAGATATTGTGAGAGTCCATAATAACCTAGTACAGACATTCCCATCTAGCCTTTTTGTAGAGGATAAGATGCTGAAATATGAAATGATCAGCAGCACCTACACTAAAGGCATTATGGAGAATAAGGTAGAAGATGGCAAAGTTGATCTATTTAAGAAATGAAAATACTAGGAACATACTACCTTACGGAAACTATACCACACTATCCATATAAAGTGAATTTAGATTTTCTGATAGACCTAGACTTCCAGCTTAACTTTGGAATAATTAAAGGTAGGGCTGTTCTTGAAGGTCACTCCCCTGAAATGTTTAAAGGAAAACCCGTATACTATAGGTATAAAGTTACTATTAAATTCAATAACAAAAAACATCCAACGGAAAAGAGTGTGTATTGTGCGTTGGAGAAAACACTTAGTGGTACAGGATCCGGTTTTTGTATAGGGCCTTACAATTGGAGAGGGAACAGTGACGTCTACAATAAGTGCTATAAGATGAGATTAGGTAGTGATAGAATAATTAGTATAATAAAAAATAATCTAAAGAAATGATTTACTTACTAATACTATTACCAATTATTGCAGCTAATGTTGTATATTGGTATTTCAGAAAGAATAAGAAGTTAGATCTAAGTGATGAGAGAAGGGGTATAACATATCTATTGCTCTTAACGGTTCCTACTATACTAACTGTGATCACAATATTTACAATGGATCACACAATTAGGTATAGTAAGATATCTGATACGGAGTATTGGTCTTTCTATTATTCTAAGATCAGACACTTGGATAGGTGGAACGAATATATACACAGAACTTGTACTAGAATGATCAGAGATTCTAGGGGAAATACTAGGACAGAAACTTATGATTGTTCTTACGTCGAGTATCACCCTGAGAGATGGATACTGGTTGATAATGGTGGTAATGAAATCTACACAAGCAAGGAGTATTTCGACAGTATTAAGACCCTGTGGAATACGAAGCCCATTTTTGTAGATATGCACAGAAACTATTATACAGTGGACGGAGATGCGCAGGAATATTACTGGGATCAACTAGGACAACACTTGATAACTTACTCCTTAGAAATGCCATACGTAAATAAAATAAAAGGAACACAGACGGCATTTAGATTAAGAGATGTAAGTAAGGAGGAGGCAAAATTACTTGGCTTATTTGATTATCCAAGTATCAGTGGCCCTAATATGTATGAACAGGAACAAAATCCAATCTTAGGCTTTAATCCAGGCAAAGATATTATTAAGAAATTTACAAACTTCAATGCTAGGGAGGGAAGCAGAAAGAAGATAAGAGTTTTTGTGCTAGTATTTAAGGAAGGTCAAGGTCCAGAAATAGCGGAGGAACAAAAGAACTACTGGCAAGGTGGTAATAAGAATGAACTTGTTATCTGTGTAGGGATTGATAAGTCTACGCATGAAGTTAAGTGGGCTGATTGTTTCTCTTGGCAGGATGATATAACACTTGACACTAGATGTAAATTATTCTTACAGAGTCAGAAGAAGCTTGATTTAGATAGACTTCGTTGGTTCCTTAGAGAGAATATTGGACTATGGAAGAAGAAGGATTTTAGAGATTTTGACTACCTTGAGCCAGAATTAGACTCAGATGATGATAATACAATAATCATGGTAGTACTATGTATCTTGTTAGTATCTATATGCGCTCAGGTTGGTACATTCTGGTATTATACTAAGAAAGATGAAAAAGATCAAAGTCAAAGTATCTTATAAACTAGTTAAGTACCCAGGTATATCAGTAGAGGAGATATTAGCTGCGGTAGAAATTCCAGTCACTAACAGTATATATAAACTTACATGTGTGACGGGATTATTTTCAGGTATCAGAAAATCTATGTGTAATGGTAATAAGACAGTCAATAACTATATAAGATTTTGTATACCCACAAAGAAAGTACTAACTAGCAAAAAAATAATGAAGGAACTAAAAAACCTAATACCAGATACAGCTAATATACTTAGAATGCGTTATGTCCTCAAGATAAGTGAGGAAGAAAAGCTTGATAGATACCCTGATAATCCATATGTAATACTGGGAAGAGAATATTTACTAGTAAAAGAGGCAGATATCTATGACGTTATTGGAAAAATATTATAATGAGAGTAGGTAAAACTACTTTCCTTTCTTTTCCTTATTATTGAATGTATTATGAAAAAGTTATAATTAAAGTAGGAATAGTTTATTGGAGAGTAAAGCCATCGTGAAAGTGACAATACTTTACTATCTAAACAATGAAAGTGACAATCTTTCAGCTAAGATTATTATTCCTGTTAGGTCTCAGTATAATATATTAGAGAATGTATTTGGGTATATACTTAAAGGTCGCCATTTGCGTGTACCTAAGGATTACTACATATCGATAGATGTCCTTCTATCTAAATATCTAAGAAAGGAAGGTATTATTGATATTTATCTAGATTACATGAAGAATGGTGTTTATTCAGATAGGTTACTATATACAGAGTTGACAGAAGAACCACCTGAATATCCAGAACTACCTAAGGAAAAAATACTTGAGATAGATACAGTAGAGATAGAAGATAGCCTGATAAATGATACGTTAAGGGCTAATAGTATGACAGAAAAAGAATTAGATAAAAAATTGAGTAGACTATGACAGAACTTAGTTATTGGGATATTAATAGAAGGGGAGTTATTATCCCACACCTAGGAATCATTATAAACATATCATTTATGTCAAAATACGAACTAGAAATGGGACTTGGAATAACGTACTTGGGTAAGCTAAAAAAACCTGTTAAATACAATATCGAACTAGTAATATCGGACAAGAGCTTTAAATATATAACAAAGAAAAGGGTCTTGTCTGAACTAGAAAAATTAATACAAGAAAATAAATTTCTGGCATGGCATCTAACAACAGGCGATCCGGATAAAGATGAGTCTATAATATACCAACTTTTTGATTACCCGGAGAAAATAAAAACAGATACATTAAATATTAAAGACAGTACAATAAATGAGTTAATAAATAAAAAATTTAAGAAGAGTCAGTTTTACTAACTCTTCTTTTTTTATCCGCCCTACACTACCTGATTATCTAGTAGTCTTAGGAACTGGTCTCTCGTCATTGTACCACCCGCTGCACACTTATGACCTCCACCATTATAGTTTTGTTTCATATAATCAGCAAGGTTTAATCCAGTTTCGGTTTCACTGTACATTGAAATTGAATAGTACAGCCCGCCGTTTTCATCATGCCTTAAGTTTACGCACACTGTAACATCATAATCTCCATATACTGACTCGAACTGCTGGCTTCCAAATTCCTGAGTCAACATACAAATTCCCTTATACTTACCACCTACTACTACTGAAAATGCATGAGACTTAACGGCGGCTTTATAACGTTTCTGATTATATACTGTTATCTGCTTACCTGTCTCTAGTATTTCTGCAGTGAGTGGGGAATTATCTATCCTCAGTTTATCAAATACTTGGTTAATGGAGTTCAAGACCATACCATACTTAGTACGAAGGCCAAGTTGGAATGCTAGTGTCTCTTTGTCCCATGAAAACCGACTCTTATCCCAAACATCATATGCAGATACTAGCCTCACTGCCTTAGGTACAATACTATCAACACCATACATAAATTTCCAACATAACTCACACGCACCAAGACCTATCATTCTAAGTCCATCCATGTCATCGTAAGAATGTTCCTTGGCTGTATCAATCGCCCCAATGTGATGATCAATCCAGATAGCCCTATAACCACCTGATAACTCCTTAAGTCTTTTCATGTCCTCTGGCGGAAATGAAATATCAACTAGAAAAACATGACATAGCTCATCCTTACCAATCTTAGGTAGTTCTGGAATGCTGTCTCCATAATTCCAACCCTTTGTCAATACTTTCTCATACCCAAGCTCTCTTTCTAGGTAGTCTTGGATAATTGCAGCTGAAAATAATCCATCATAATCAACTCTATGATATACGATAAATCCTACAGTTTTCTTCATCTTAAAAGTCCTTATCTCTTATTAATTCACGTACTCTATCTTATAATAAGGATTCTGCGATTGATTCTAGCTGAAAATTACCACTACAGTACACATAATAAACATTACGTACTGTATCCCAATTCTTAGCTGTAAAATCTTCAATCAGGGCTACATTTTTTATTGCTGCTCTTAAGCTCATCAATTCGAGCTCATCTTTGTAGGCAACTCTAACTTTACCAGCATAAGATATAACAGCTGACTTTCCGGGCTCACTTTTAAATTTAATTTCTTCTACTAAGTCTTTAATAGTCTTAATAGAATAACCACAACTGCGAATTATATCTTCGCAGTCTTTTATCTTTAATCGTATTCTTACCGTCATAACTTGAAATTTATATTAATACTCTTCTACAAATAAGGAAACGATACCTAGGGAGTAACAAAAATGTAGCCTAACCTCACGGCTAAGCTACAAATAATGGCTTTATTAGAAAAAATTCCCTGATAAGAGTATTTCTCATTAATAAGAAATCTAGGGGATCTCAGGGTGCAAAAAAAAACATAGTCGACCCATCACAGGCCAACTATGTAATCTAACAACAAACGTCTGAGTACAAATCATTTATCACTAATAAGGAATCTACCCTGTCCTGTAATACCTTTTTCCAGTACCTACCTTTTCTCTTTTCAAATATTTCAGGTGGCACCGTTACAAATCCAGTACTACTTGCTTTTAGATATTCAGGTTTCTCGCCTGGCTTAATATTAAAAGATGTATTAATCGACACACTAATTAAGTCTTCTAGTTTAATTCCATCTAGTGCAAGCGGACAAATACCTAAACCTTTCCAAGTAAAATCCAAGATCAGATATATACTCCCATTCTGGTCTAGTAGTTCAACATCATTTCTCTTAATTGAACCGGGGAAAGATTCTCTAACTACGGACCAACTGAGATATGTACCCCTCGATAGCTCATTATACTTATCTAGGTCTGTACTAATTATATCTTTCTTCAGCCTAACCTCAAGCTGTGTAAGTAGTAATTCTAAGTCTAAGTATAATATCGGTCTACCTGTCCAATCCAAGCAGACTGTATCTGAATCTACATACCTAAATCCAGGGAGTTCTACAATCATATATCTAATACTACCTGTCTTCCCCGGTACTATAGACTTATCATACGTACTTAAGTTAAACGGATCAAAATCATCACATTCCAGACTAGTACTAATCCAACCTAAGCCAGCTGAGAATACGGCAAGGAAGTTTTGATATACAATACCCAACTCCTCACACTGTTCTTTATTCATCAACCTAAACTTACTAGGCTCGTCAGATAGTACTTGCATTACTACTATTGACTTGTCGGGGAAGTGTTTTATCAACCTAAATATCAAATCCGAGCCTGACATTCTTAGCTTGTATAAATCACCTTCCTTCAGAACTACGCCCTTACTGTTCGGTGCTTCTATACCTTCTAGTTCATACTCTATATTTGGTAAGCTAGACCTGATAGATACTGCTCTGACTTTTTCTAGGTACCTTCTCTTAGTGCTAGTATAAAGTATTTCGCCGGTTTTCTCATTGTACTTGTATGTAACGTCTCTTATCTTATCTTCTCTGTACATTACTTAAGTGCATCTGGTACAAATTCAGTATTACTAAGCAAGAGGTTTTCAGATCTCTTACTCAGCTCTAACATCTTCGCTGACATTTCCTTATTAGCCTTCACAATTTCAGCACGGTCATTATCCCTCTGCTCTTTGATGTGTGCTAGCTTTTCAGTTGTGTCAGAGAGGGCAGTAAATACATCATTCATTGCCTTCTTGTAAGTCTCGACATCAATAATACTTCTACTTCCCTCCACTAAGATCTTACTTGTTGTTTCCTTCATCATCTTAGCGTTATTCAAGGTCAGCTCATTATTAACATCCTTGATCGCCTTCTGAGTTTCAAGCACTGCCCTCTGTTTCTGATTCATAATGGCAATAGCGATCGATGTCTCCCAGTTTGGTATGATCGTCCTATAGATTTCCTCATTATTCTCACGCAGTCTCTCATTATTCTGCCTCATCATTCTAATCTGAGGAAGGTCGAGATTGTGTGTTTTCTGTCCGGCCATAAATAAGTCGAATGAGTGTCTGTCTATTTTTTCGACGAACTCACGCTGCTTATCTAATTCTGATTGACTGTGAGATGAAGGGTCTTGCTCAAATTCCCTCAACATCTTCTGCAGCTTTTCTGTCTCGTCGTTATATAAGACAGCTAGTGCGACTACATGAACGCCGTAATATTCACACAACTCCTCAGCCCTTTGTTCCATTAAGACTAGAGAATTCATGTCACTATCCAAGTCTACCTCCATCTCTTTGACTTTGGCGATGATCTTGTTAACATCATCCTTACTTGATTCGTACCTAGCCATGATCTTATCCGCCGACAATACCGCTGGTGTACCAAATACTGGAATCATAGCAACAAACTTTCTCCAACCCTTCATAGTACTTGGATCTTTCAGCTCGTTCTTTCTGATTGTACTGATAAGCTCTTTTACATACCTACCAGCTTCACCAGCCTTATCTAGCTTATTGAGTTCCAGCAAAGTACTAACACAATCACTGCCTGTACTTACTATATCTGAACCAAATTTCTTAAGACTATCAGAATCAGTTATACCCTTTGTGATATCTCTGCACCTCTTGATAGTCTGGTCATCAAGTCTTGTTACATCTACTTTGCCCTTATCATCAACTGTTCTACCTGCTTTGATAAGTGCTTCTTCTTTTTTCTTAATACTTAGGTTTCCCATAATCTCATTTAATAATTGATTTAATATATTTTGTTAATTCTTCCTTCGATAGTTCATTGAGATCTACCCGATGATAATTCTGTAAGTTGCTCTCCTTTGCATCCAACACTATGAATCTACCAGTTATTGGATGAACACCAAAACCAATGAACGGAGTATTTCCATTTAGTCTAGCAAAGATATAGTCAAGGCAAGAGTTTTTAACACGCACCTTTGGAACAACTCCTAAGTCAATTCTAGAATTACTAAATTGTCTATTCCTATAAATCCTATACCCATTTTCTTTCAGCATCGGATAAATAGTACTCTCGATCATAATAGATAGCTCAAATCTTAGTTCTAGTAATCTTTGTTCATACTCAAAGAACTTAGTACTATTATAGATTACACTCAGTATCTTACTTAACTGATCCGTATCTTCTGGACCTAGTAAGACTTTTGCATCTAGCCCCATATAGTAGTTAGTTACATCATAATAGTACTTAGTGAAGTTGTAAGTCATTATATTATTATTAACGACTACCAACTCTAAGTTTTTCTTTTTCTCGTCTGTATAGATTTCAACTACTATTCTTGAATCTAGAATACTCATACCTTTCTCTCGTAGTACTGTTAACAATAAGTCCCCTTTGTGAGTGGATAGTTCAGTACATTGAAAGCCTGTTCTTAGTAAAGTATTAACTACATCACTTATTGGATCTCTTCTTCCAATATGTTTTTTTCTTAATTCTTCTGTTAAATCTTTCATACTACTAATAAGGAAACAAGAGGGAGAGAATATTACTACCCTCTCCCAAAAAAAACATACTCTATACTAACTCCTTAAAATAATACTCTGGATCTCTCTCATTGTAGACCTCTTTCATCTTATCCAGTGTTAGCTTATTACCATACTGCCTTATAAAATCTGAGAACTCCTGACCACTCATACTGCCTTGCTCACCTAACTTGATTGCTGCTTTCTTGATCAGTTCTTTTTCATCACTCAATACAGACCATACATAATCCATACCTTCCTTGATGAGCTCCAAGATTCTACCATCACCTGTTGACTTATTTGTTACCATTACATCTTTACAGTCAAGACCATTACTTATGCTACCATTCTGTTCAACATCTCTATGCGACAATGGTAGTGGTAAGTCAAATCCACAATCCATAACAGCACTACTAAGCTCTTTCCACAAGCTCCGTATATCACTACTGCTACCAAGTAACCACATATCAGGGTTATTATAGATTACCCTTTCTGCTTGATATCCACCTAGTGAAATTCTGACCTCATCTAAGACATCCCTTCTACAGTCTATTTCTCCTGCAAAACGTCTATCATAAGTACTACAAAATCCACCATGATCAGTAGAAACACTAACTATATTATCTGGTACTTCGCCCTTACACCAAGAGTACATTACTGCATGGCCAATTTCATGAACCGCACAAATAAATCTCTTCTTTCTATTCTCTGGGCATCTTTCCTTACCAAGTTCTAGTTTCTGTTCTACTATTACTTCCTCTGCCTTATCGAACTTGAGTCTAATATCGACGCTAGGTAATCTAAAATCTCTGACACCACCAACAACACCAATACTAACTGACTTACTACGGCCTTTATGTTCCACTACCTTAGAAAGATATGGTGTAATAAGAGTGTCAATACTACTGAGAACTGGCCTTACACCTTGCGTCGGATATACAGACTCGGAATACAGGAGGTCTTTCATACTCTGCTCGAATACTACCTTTATCTTATCTACCTCTGAAAATCTGTCTAAGATCCTTCCTATCTCTAAGTCAATAATCTTCTTAAAACTATCCTTACTCAATGTTGGATACTTGATTATATTATTACCAAGTCTTCCAATCTGTTCAGGCCTATATCTCTCCTTAAGCGCTTCTTTGATGTCAGTTGTTGTCACCCTACTAGTAATATCATAGAATAAGTCTGCATCAATATCTGGGCTTATATCAGAACTGTCCTTGTATGCCTCATCTAAGTTACCTAAGATAAATACAAGCGACTTACTACAATCAAGTTTACGAGAAGAGGCTGCAAGTTTCTTAATATCCTCAAGTCTCTCCGCTAGTTGGCCTATTGTATACTCACCTGATAATAATTCTTTTGCTACCCTACTACCCAATGCATCACTCTTATTGTTAAGCCTCCTAATAATTGTTCTAAGATATCTACTAGTCAATACTTCAAGTGGCTTATTCTGATCTTCTGTATTGTCCGTCTTAATAGAAGGTCCCATATCATAGTGAAAGAACATAATATTTAGAAATGCAGATACATCATCAGGAGATTCAATATGATTATCCTTGATTATAATATGCGGTAATGACTTAGATGTATCAACTAGTTCATCTATAAAATCACATAAGCTACTGAAATCATAGTTATAATCATTGATATCTATAATACCACTATCCAAGATTGACCAGATAGGGCGAAGACTTGGTGCTACATCTTCTTCACCAGACTCATTAATAGTTCTTGCATACTGAAATTCATCAAACATAAATACAAGACTATTACTGCCGGAAAATCTATCACCACTATCAGACTCTTCAGACTTACCAAAAGTATCCATAATGTCCGTGCTGATAGATTTATTATTATCTCTACACTCACCACAATCAAATGAAATTCTTACGTCATCCAAGTTCAACAAGCTAATTAATCTCTTAACTACACTTGTCTTACCAGTACCTGTCATACCCCAGATAGATACAATGGTCGGTCTAGTAATAATCTCTGGCGTCACATACCAAGCATACACACTAGCACCAAGTTGATCAATTATATCATCAAGACCTACAAATTCACGCTTAAGTTGTACAAGTGCTGAATCTAGGAGTTTAATTCTATCCTTTCTCTTACTTGGTACTCTATTAATATTCAATTTCTCCATCATCTATACTATTATCAATTAAACTTGAACCACCAAAATTATTGTAGAGATATGTTTTCCAATCCCTCGCACTAAACTTACTAGACTCAACTATATAAGACCTACTAAGCTCTGCCAGTTCTTTTGCAAACCTATCAGCACCTACCTTATCTTCTGCCTCTGCCATAAGACTCACCTCGCCGACTAATGTATGAAGTGTTATTGTAGCAGTGTAGATTGAATATTCCTCACTACTAACAGACTTACTAGATAGCTCACAGAAATACATGCCGCCACTCTCTAAGAAAGATTCACTATCTAAGATATTGGTAGTCTGATAATATTCATAACCTTTATCACCAGTCGACCAGTAAATAGTTCCACTCAAGTCAGCTAAGTATGTCTGATTATCTTCTACCAGATCGCTAAAAGTATTCGATCCGGTTTCTTTTAATAATTCTTTTAGATACCTGAAATAATTATCCATGTTTTTATTATTTAATCTTCACTAGTAAGGTATTGAAGTGACCTAGACCCCTTAATTGTAAGTATGTGGATAAAAGCAATAATAGAAAAAGAAAAAGATGATTACTATTTGAGACATTATTGTATTAGTAATAGTGATTCGGTAAGAGTAGTAGTACACACAAAGACTAGGAAATTTTTAGAGCCCGGTATTATTATCCTATCAGTTGACCTAAAGGATGGTAAGGTAAGACCAATCAGGAGGACAGCACAGAAAGGAGTTACTAAGGATTTCTTCACAAGTCTTATGATAGAATTTCAAGAAGTACAAGGTAGAACTGTATTGATGTATAAGACAGGTAATTACTTTGATAGTAAACTTGAACTTGTTTGGGGTTGTAGTAAGATAAAGAATAGTAAGACACCTAAAGATTTAGAGGCCTACTATAATAAACTATATAAGACTATTTTCAAAGATGGACAAGAAGAAGATAATGTTTGAGATTACAAGAGTGGGCAACGATAAATTCTTCCTTACAAAACTTCCAACAAGGTTACCTAATACTGGAGGTAGGTATGTTTTTATAGACACTAACGGGAAATTTTGTGAGCCTGGATATATAACGGCCTACTTTGAAGATTCTGATAGAGGTGCGATGTATATAGGCAATAAACTTAGATATGAAAAAGTAGTAATGGCTAGATTATATTCTACTATTGACAGCTCACCTATAAAAAGTACTTGGTATCTATTATACTACGACTTCAAAATTGGTGGTCCAGATACAGTTACCTTAGATGTTATATAGTGTTTTAGTAAGTACCGTGAGAAAGGAGTTGGTGAAAATATCTACAAAAATATACTAGATGGCCTGTGGGATAATATACGACAAGCAGTAAAAAACTATAAAGCAAGAAAATATAATGCTAGTAGAATTTGATATAACGAAAGAAATAGGAGGTAAGTTCTATCTCGAAAAGAATAGAGTAATAGGAGACAGTGAACACTATAGGCCAGGCATGGTTTATACAAGGCTAGGTGACAAAGATTATATGTCTGGATACCTAGTAGTCACAGAAAATAGAACACGTTATTTGTTTGGTGGTAGAATAGAAGACCTAGATTATTTCTTCTACGAAAATCTTAAGGCTAATATTATAAAAATAGCCAGAGGTAGTACTAGATATAGCCTCTACTTGCTCTACTATAAATTCAACCGACAAGACTACGTAAATAATAGACCAACAGAACTAAGAGTGGTCTGGAGTTTTAGTAAGTATGAAGAAACAGGTAGGGGTAAACTAAAGGAAGAGATTGACGAACTGTTAAAAACTGCAACAAGGATAGTAGAGGATGAAAAACATAGTTCTTAAGATAACAAGAAACAGTGAATCTAGTTTTTCAGTATGTCGGAAAGCTGGAAGTGGTGCTAATCTAGACTTCTTATCTAGTTGGAATACAGTTAATGCAGAGAGAATAGATGGAGGAAAGTCGGTTAAGTCAGGCTATCTATATATTATCGCAAGACCTGATAAGTGGGTATGTACTAGTGATTGTATATTTGGCATGAACGATAGTAATGTCTTCTTATCGGTAAACTGTGAATATGTTAACCATGAATATCCAACTATCTACTTGCTACATTATGAGTTTGATTGGAGAAAATTACAGGGACAGAAACAGACAGAACTTGATGTAGTATGGTGTTCTAGTAGTTACCTGATAGATTATACTAGTGGTTATGAGAAGTATAAAAGTAGGTTAATTAATGATATAGTAAAAACAATTTGTAAGTATGAAGAAAAAAGAAAAAATAGAACTTAGTGAGCAATGAGCAGTATAGTTCTTAAGATAACAAGAGACGGTGAATCTAGTTTTTCAGCCTGTAGATTAGTGGGTGATAATGCAGATCCAAACCTCTCAGCCTGGTATACGGTTAGGGCAGAAATTATCAACGGCAAAAAAGCAGTAAAATCAGGCTACTTACACATTATTGCAGGGCCCGATGAGTGGGTATGTACTAGTGGTTGTATTTTTAACCTGAACGATAACGATTTCTTATTCTCAGTACAAGATGAATCAGCTAATACAGACTACCCGACCGCCTATTTGCTACATTACGAGTTTGACTGGGAAGAACTAACAGAACAGAAACAGACTAAGCTCGATATAGTATGGTGTTCTAGTAATTACATAATCGACTATACAGGCGGATATCAAGCGTATAGAGCTAATGTTAGAAAAAATATAATAGAAGCAATTTGTAAGTATGAACGAAAAAGAAAAAATAGAACTAGTCCGAGATATAACTAGTAGATTGTGTTTCGGACTCAAGGTAGAAGTTAGTGAAATTAGGTATACATTAACCAGAGTCTATGTACAACCGATCTATAATCACACAAATCAAGCAAAAGATGTTCTGGCAATGTGTGGATTTCTTGGGGATGATGAGTATGTGAGTATTGAGCATGTACGACCTATTCTCAAAAAGCTGGAAGACATAGAAGAACGTGACTTGATTGACTATAGGGAGTACAGTGGTGACAAGACAGCAACAAGAGATGATATACTACAAATGGATAGTCAAGAAAAACATGATTGGCTGTGTAGTAGATTCTTTGATACACGAGGACTTATTGACAAGGGACTGGCAATTGATGAAAGTACCTTAGGAAGTCGTGAGTATGGATATGATCATGAAATTTAAAAACAAAATTAAAATATGAGAACTTTATTGATCTTAAGAGGTTGTGTGGGTAGTGGAAAATCTACCTTCATCAAAAACAATAACTTAACAGACTACACACTATCTGCAGACGAGATTAGGTTGATGCTCCATTCACCCAGCATGACGGAAGATGGTAGTATGTCAATAAGTGCAAGGTCTGATAGAGAGGTCTGGAATACACTGCACAGGATGTTAGAGGTTCGTATGACGTGTGGTGATTTTACAGTAATTGATGCAACCCATAAAACAAGTAAGGCAGTGTCTAAGTATTTGGAACTAGCAGATAAATATAGATATAACTGCTACCAACTCAACATAGAGGCAACATTAGAAGAGTGCCTAGAGAGAAACTTACTGCGTGACCCAATAAGACGAGTACCAGATTCTGAAATAATTAGGGCCTTTGAGATATTACAGACAAATAAATTATCAAACCGGTTTAAACAGATAAGTAGTATTGATGAAATAATAAACTACTATGTCACGGATGTATCAGACTATAAAGAAGTAAAGATAATCGGAGATATTCATGGTTGCTATACTTGTCTAAAAGAGGCAGTAGGTGAAACATTGGATCCTGATATCTTGTATGTATTTGTTGGAGACTACTTTGATAGGGGAATTGAAAATAAAGAGATGTATGATTTTCTAGTAAGGCACCATAAAGATAGCAATGTAATACTATTAGAAGGTAATCACGAAAAGCATATATGGAAACTCATAAATGGACAGGATATAACCTCTAGTGATTTTAAAGAAACACTAGAAGAAATAGAAAAATCAGTCCCAAGAAATCAGGTAGTAAAGATTCTAAAAGAAATATACAACAAGCTACGTCAATGTTTCGCTTTTGTATATAGGGGACAGAAATACCTAGTTACACATGGAGGTCTTACTGCAGTTCCTAGCTTAACCACTATCCCAACAATTAATATGATAAAAGGAGTAGGTGGATATGATATGGAAGTTGATAAGATCTATGAAGAGAATTACCTACTAGGGAGATGTCAAGATTTCATACAAGTACATGGACATAGAAATACGGACCCAACAGAACACTCTATTTGTTTAAAAGATAGTGTTGAATTTGGAGGAAACCTGAAAGTACTATCTATAACTGAAGGGGATAGAGAATTACTATCGTTTGAAAATAAAGTATTCAGCACAGAGAGGCTAAATAATTTTCAACAAGCAGTCTATAAAGTAGATGATCCTGAAGTTTGTAAGATGATGAATAGTAGGCTGGTTAATGTCAAGGGCTGTAAGCATAATATGTACTCACTGAACTTTACTAGGAATGCATTTATTGGCAAGAAGTGGAACCTAGCAACAATCAAGGCAAGGGGACTTTTTGTAGATAAAAATACTGGTGAAGTTAGGATGAGATCTTATGACAAATTCTTTAACCTAGGCGAACAGAAAGAAACTAGGGTGGAAAACTTAGAAAAATCACTTGTATTTCCAGTTAAAGTCGCAGTCAAGGAAAATGGATACTTAGGAATTATGTCTGTGGTAGATGGACAGGTAGTATTTGCATCTAAGACAACAGATAGTGGGCCTTTTGCTGAGAGATTTGAAAGGATATTTAGCGAGACGGTAAGTAAACATGATGCCGACTTCCTTAAGAGTTTACTAAAGAAGGAGAATGCATCGGCCGTATTTGAAGTAATTAGCCCAACAGAAGATCCTCATATTATTAAGTACGAAAAAGAAGAGGTAGTACTTCTTGATATCCTACATAATAAGTTAAACTTGGAACCGGACTATCAAACAATTTCAGATAGGTTCAAAGAGGTAGTTAAGAAGAATACATCTATCAGAACGCCGAATGAATTTACTATCCACGATGATGATACACTGTGGGACACTATCGCATTATATAGTGTAGATAATTGTGACATAGAAGGGTTTGTAGTGACGGATGCAAGAGGATTTAAATTCAAAGTTAAGTTCGATTACTATAACTTCGTAAAATCACTCAGGAGAATCATGCAGGTCTATAGGAAATGTAAGCGAGATGGATTAGAATTTAACGACAGGATATGTAAGAACGATGTGCAGAGGATGTTTGTTAAGTTCCTGGAAAAGTATGATGACGGCAGTAAATCTATTATCAACCTGTATGATGAATTTGAGAAACTAGGAGATGATGAGCAGTGAATATATAATTAGTGCAGCGGTCTATAGAAAAGAACCCAACATGCCAGAGGAATCCAGAGTAATGTACAAAGACCAGAGCAAGTGGGAAGAATTTGGCAAGGTTGATGATGTATACTTCATTGAGACCGCTAGGAGGCACCCGGAAATTCTCCATAGGTGGCGCGAAGAATTGTGCAGAGAAAGACAGGGATTTTATACTTCACACGGTAGATTCGTTGATAGAAAAACTGCACTTCAACTCGCGCTAAAGTCAGGACAGGTAGAGCCGGGTGAGATTAGCGGTGATGAATTGTTTTCTGAAGATTTGTGGTAAGCGGAGCAAAAAAAAATAAAAAAGAATAGTAGGGTAGATATTAAAAAACTACTTACTATTCTTTTTTGTCCCCTCCCATTACTTAGGAGGAAGAGGACATACATTAGCCTCATCAGATTCTGCAAGGTCTTCTAAGGTAGGTTTTTTACATCCTGGACCAACTATATTATCATTGCTCCAACTACTACCTTCCTTGCTGCTTGATAAGACTGACTTCTCCATTTCTACTCCATATACCTTAATACTTGGAGCAATGTAAAACTTCTTCATGTCTCTTTTGTCTTTAAATTAAATGTACGTGCCTAAGACAAGACTCGAACTTGCACAGCCATTATCTGCCAAGGGATCCTAAGTCCCTCGTGTCTACCAATTCCACCACTTAGGCATAATATAAGCAGGGTTTTTATTTGTGAGAGGTTGTTTCATATTTTATCACTACTTCAAAAGATCAGCCCTGAAGTACTGAGGTTATCAGCTGCTTAACCTATGATTTATACCCTGCTATGCCCTCTCATACAATACATTTCTATATTACCTTGAGGGAGTCAGAGACTTCACTAAGGTAAGTCATCAAAGTCGGTTAGGCCTTGATTCACCAGACTCACCCTAGCTTATCTCCTTTCACTGCCGACCAAAGCAGCTAATCTTAATTTCCGAAAGCACTATTACCCCGAAATCCCTCACATATAAGATTTCTAAAGGGTCTCACACGCAAAAACTACACACTTAGAATCCTTATTAGTAAGAAATAAAAATTAAATTAAATGATATGAAAACAATCGCAAAAGTAATTAGAGAAGGACAAAATTTTTATATTCAACACATCCCAAGTAGAGGGGAATATGATAGTATGGAGTCCATTATTGGAGATGAAGAGATAGTCGTTAAGATGCAAAACAACAGGAAGGAGTATGAATCTGGGTACCTATATATTACCAAGAACCTGTCAGATGAAAGTATGTACGTCTCCAACTTTATACTACAGAATAGATTAATAGGGTTGACTAGGGCTGGCATATATAATCACTTAAAAGAGGTTAAGAAGAGATCTGAGATTTATGTGATGTATTATAACGCAAAATCATATGTAGATAATAAACCAATCATGTTAAACCTGATATGGGCAGCGAGCGTAGTAGATCACCTAGATAATGATTGTAGAATAAAATTATCAAGGGACGTCGCAAGATTAATCCCAAGATACAGTGAATAAATAATAAAAGATAGAGCAGTATTTTAAGCTGCCCTATCTAATTTTTTCTTATCACTCCTCTTTTTCTTTTAGTATTTTGAAACCATTTACTCTCTTACCGTCTACTGTAATTAGGCAAGATTTAAGTTCGAAAAATTCTTCCAAGTCTGTTGCTTTCGGTGAGGCTTTATAACTTAGTTTCTTGTAGATTTCAGATAACTTTTCTTTGATGTCTACCTTTGTATAAGACTGTCCAACCTCAAACTCATTACTAAGTTCTTCCTGTATCTTAGTCCTATCAAAACTCATAACACTAAGCCTCTTATCTAGTAAGTATGTATTGTACCACTCCGCTTTACATCTATCAAGGCCTAATACATTTATATAGTCACTAAATCTCTTCTCCTCGATATGTTGCAGAATTGAAGTATTACCTACTCTTTCACAATACTCACAAAGATACTTAAGTTTATAAATTCTACCTTTTTGCTCCTTATACTCTTTGAAAAACTTCTCTAGCTCTTCTATGTCATCAACTCCACCTACCTTACCTAGCTCATTGAATACTGTAAATCTGTCGGAGTAATCAACTTGCTGTATCTCATAGGCTCTCATTTCTGACACCTTAACTAGATTATTGAAGACTGGCGTAAGTATTTTAGTATCACCGATCTTTTTCTCATTAACCGCTACGAAGTCATCCTTATAGTTGAACGTCTTTGCTAGTTTTTGATAAGCTTCTGATAAGTCTCCCTGATTCTCTGCCGCCACTTGATTATATGCTGACAACAAACTTAGTGATTTCCTCTCCTTCTCAGCCAGTTTCTTATCAAATATCTCCTTCGCCTGTTTATTATCCGTCGTGATAGATTTGAAAAATAGGATAGCTTCATCTTTCCATGGATTCTCCCGTAATCTTTGGCGCCCTAATATCTGTGGGAGATCGAGGGTAATGTCAACAGCGAGAGTATCAATGTTTGCGTCGCTGATAATAAAACTCCTCGCATTATCACTGTAGAAATCCGCGCCAAGATATACGGTCCTGGTACAGAAAGTAAACATCTTCCTAGGTTCATCTCTCAGTGGAACTGTACCAATCTTATACTTAGCTCCTAGGTTTTTCTTAATCCTAGTTACATTCTCTGGTGTATTAGCAACAAGGATATTAACTTGTTCCGGAGTAAGGCCCGCTCTTTTAATGATACTGGTGATGTTATTAACTGAGTTAACATAAAATACTGCCTCCCTTGACTCAATCTTCTTAACATCTTTCTCATTATCACTCTCAGGATCTCTCACATACCTATACTCAAACTTCCCATCTAAGTAGTCCTTAATGATAGGCCCTGCTTCCATATAAACACTCTTAAGATTCCTTGTGATTATCTTTGGCTTACTAACACGACCTGGATCTTTCGCCTCCCAGTCAAGTTCATAGTAGGGGAGATTTTTAAAGTCATCTAACATGTCAAGGTACTTCTCTATCATTGGCGTTGCACTAACATAACAAACCCTCTGAATTCCCTGTAAGTTATAAACAAATTGCATCTCCGTGTCGGACTTAAACTTGCTATCGGTGAAGATACTTTGAAATTCATCAACTACTATCTGAAAATTCTCTAACCTATCCTGATGCCTGATGATATCTTTTACAATCCTGAAAGAATCATAGGTAACTAGAATCTTCACTGGCTTGTTATTCTGTCTGCAACCCTTAATGTAAAGACTGATTTTGTAAGTTAGCTCTTTGAAAAAATCCTCCTTCTGTTTCGCCTCTCTCTTGATCTTTTCTAAGTTAGGTTTCCTGTACCCAAACGTTCTTCGAACCCTTGGATACTTCGTTAGGTCCTTGTCAGTCCCTACCTCAGATTCATAGGTATTTACAACTAGGAATGTGGTGTCTGGATGTTGTTCGTACTTATTCTGTAGTAAGATCTTTCTGGGACTACAGAGAATCGTATCGTCACCGTTTCTAATGCAGTACTCAGTATAACCACAACCTGGGATCTGCTTGTTGAGGATATGAGGAAAACAGTGAATCCTATAATCCCCCCATTCGCTCATGTACCTAATTCCACTAGGTACTTCTAATTTTTGTTTTTCCATTGGTTTGAAATTTTTATTAATTAATTTATATACTGTGGTCTGAGGTGATACATTTAGCTGAAGCTAAGTATCACACTCGCTTGATTTCATCAATCACCTTTCAATGATAAGGATTTTATATTGCGCTATATGTAAAATTGTATTATTTGTTCTAATTTATGTTGGGAGTTACATATAGAAATATATTTAGCTTCACAAAAATAATACACCTGGAATACTCTCGCCTATGGTACCTCGGATATAGTATTCATGCCACTACCTTCGGTATAATATTCTAGATTCCGCTGGCGCTCCACTTAAGAATATTAACCTCGGGCGAATGCTGGCTGAAATTCATATCCCTCTACTTCAAGTTCCAGGCGAAGCCCTCAATACCGAACCGACGACTTTAGGAGGAGTGTGAAGGTTTGAGCAAAGAGCGAGAGGCTAGGGTGACAATATTGGGGAACGCAGTGAGACAATATTGGTGGCATAGACTTTTGGGCAGGCAGCCTCTCGCGAATTGGCAAGTGCGGAGCTTAGCTTGGTAAAAATAGTACACCGGGCCCCCTAGTTTCTTTATATATGAGGAACTAGGTATTTTGTTTTGTGTATACCTAGCGATCCTCTAAGTTTAATAATATAAAGTTAAAGTTATGAAAGAAAAACAGGTTAAGCAAGAAATCCTGGACAAAGTATTAGTACCAGGTAATCGTGTTTTTGAGGAGTGTGTTGCCTTTAATCCTATCATTGACGGTTCTGGAAATACGAGGGATGGTATTTATTTTCCTCGTAGTATTTATGGCAATCCTACAAAGGGCAGTACTAAGAGGAAGAGTATTAAAATTATTGCCAGACGTGAGGAGGGTGAAAACTCATTATTAAACAATTCATTCACAAGTAGCACTTATATGAGGATGGTGCTTGATGATCTCGCTGTCTTAAGTGCGGCAGATAGTACGGGGGCAGGTATTTTTGATTTTATCCCCGAGTATATTGTGCCGCTAAACAAACAGCGATGGATTGAGTGTTGTGATAAGTGCGATGTGTGTGATCCTATTGAGCGTGGTAAGTCTTATATATCACTTGACCTTTATAGTACTACCTTGAAGATGTATATTGAGGTAGATGGTAGGTGTCATGATATGTTAGAGCAGAGTAAGTCAGATCAAGCCAGGAAGATGTATATGGAGGAGGAGCATAGTATTAGTGAGCTTCGTCTTAAATATTATGCAAGTGGTAAGGCGATGCATCATAGAAAGGAGGTAGTAGGTGAGAAGAGGGATTCAGCTAGGGAAGATCTTAGGCGAATACTTAGTAGACGTTGGGAGATTGGAAAAGAATACCTAGACAAGATACCGGACCCTCACAAGAACTATGGCCATTACATGTTAGATAGTTTTGTGATAGGTGCTCTTGAGTTTGGGGAGGCTGCATTGAAAGGTTATGAGTTTTACACAGAATCACCTAAGAGAACCGTTAATCAGGCAGTTAGTATGGTAGTGGAGTATCTTGGCAGGAAAAAGATGATGGCTGAGAAGTGTAGAAAGAGACTTGCGCAGGAGATTCGATTTATTAACAGACTGATAAAGGGAAAGAGATGAGTAAGAAGGAAACATACAAGAACATACTCCTAGGAAGCCTTAAATTCCTTAATGGTGTATATAAGATAATTACAGCAACTCTTATCTTATATAATACCTGCCAGTGTAAGAGGAGAACTGGAAATCAGGATAATCAGAAGCAGTAGTACGTGGTTAGGTAAGAGCTGTATGAACTTAACTACGTAAGGTGTTTTCTACTGTGGAGGTTATTCAGTGGGGTCTCAGTAATATAGGTTACTTATGAGGCCCTTAATATTTTTTTTATTTCCCCCCTAGAATCCTTAATAGTGAGATGAAAGTATATGAGTGTACACTTTGTAGAAGTATATGAACAGTCTCAAGTATGCATAATAAAAACAGGGGCATGGGAGTCTTGATAGTGAGAGACCATGTGGCTTTAATTTACACTCAGTTTTATAGAGCCCTCTTACCTAATACTGAGGAACCCTTGTAGCGATATAGGAAAGCTATGTACGCAGGAGATCTAGTGTAGCATACATCACTTAGATTACGGTACTAGTAGAGGTGAAGAGTCGAAAGGATAGCTGTTTTTGAGTAGCTAGCTCTTCGCCATTTTTTTTCGTCCTCTAGATCCCTTACTAGTATATGGAAAAGAATTTATTAATGAGATACCTAAAAGATAACAGGGAATACTCTTTTAGGTTAGGCGATTTTATTATTCCCAAGTATATAAGTTCTATTAAAGGTAATAAGATTAATCTTGCAAGAAATAGAATAAATAATTTAAATCAAGGTAGTAGTTGGTCTCCGAATTTTAGGAAACTACTTAAAGATTATTACCCATCTCTATATAATATCAGGGAGTTCCCACTTTTAATAGAGAATAGGAAATACTGGAATAGTTTATGCGACCAATACAATGTAAGTGAAAAAGGCCGCAATAGAAATTATTTCTTGGCTGACTACCTATTTCCAGATTATAATTTTATTGTGGAGATAGATAGTGAGTTACATGACTTGAATTATGATATTGCTAGAGATAATTATATTGTATTTTCTTTTGGTGTATCAACTCTTAGATTATTTGAATTCGGAAGAGATCCACTGAGTGATATTCCTTTGATTAATGATTTTGACATCGAACTTTATAGAATGAAGCATGGTGGCAGAGCATTAGTTGATTACTCAAGTGCAATTGTAAATCGATTCTATGTGGAAAATAAAGAAATTATGAATGCAGTTGATGTAATAGAGGGCCTTATTCTGTCAGATAGTATTGTAAATAATACTTATGTACTGGACCCGAGAAGTGGGTTGATAAATAGTTTCAGAGATTTTGAAGTAGTGAGGGATATATTATATCGTACCTATGGTCTGAGATTAGTATTACCTTAAATACTCTTAAATCCTTATATGTGAATAAAAAGGATTCCGTAATTCCTGGAGTAGATGTTCTATCTAAGATAGGAATAGCTCAGGAAAATAACATTGCGGTTCAAATGCCTTCTATTCCTTATATGTGAATAGAAAGGATTCCGTAAGTCCTGGAGTAGATGTCCTATCAACAGCCGATAGGGGAAAGAGGTAAATCGGATGAATGAATTTTGCCTAGTTTTATAGTTCAAATTATCTAATACTAGGATACCCTTGTAGCGAAACAGGTAAGCTATGTACGTCAGGCACCGCATTCTTGGGTTTTTGGGCACATGTGCGGCACGGTACTGGTAGAGATAGGGAGTCGCATAGGAAATCATTTTTGAATGATTAACTCCCTGTCGTTTAATTTTTTTTTATTTCCTCTACAATCCTTAATAGTATGAAGAAGAAAGTATATAAAGTTTATCTAGGTTGGGATAAGCAAGTATTAGATCGGACATTTGCTAGTGAGGCAGATGCAATTAATTATGCGAATGAGCTAGCAGTTGATACATTGGTTGTGTCTACTGTACTATAAGAATTAGTAGTAGAATAGTAGTGATATTATTCTACTCTTTTTTATTGCCCTAGAATCCTTATATGTGACAATATGTAATTAGTGTATTACAATGTTACAATTCATGGTATAGGTAGTTCCTGGCTAGTCTGAGATAGATTGGCCAGGTTTTTATTTTCCCCCCCTAGATTCCTTATGATTGTGTAGGTAGTAAAAAACCTAACTATTATAACCTAAAACAGTTTCAACCAAGCTTGTCCGTGAGGGATAGGCTTGGATTTTATTTTTTT